AGTTTATAATTGTAGAGATTGTAAATTTAAAATTGATAGAGATTATAACGGAGCAAGAAATATATACATGAAGAATATGAAAATAAATCAAATTTGTTATCTTAACAAATTCCGGTTAGATACGACCGGTTAGAATTTTCCATTTATTTGATTTATTGGGTAAATTGGAATTTTTGTATCTGGATTAATTTTCCTACTCATCGGTCTTATTTTCGCAATTATTTCCTTGGCAGACTATCCTAGCAAAACTAACATGAACGATCTTTTGTCTAGCACAAAATATAGTAACCTTTCTCTGTCTTTAATCCTCGTTGGTGGAGCCTTATTTATTGCTGGCAGTAAATAAATAAATTAGATAAACACTAACCGCTATTTAGCTTCACTTGAACATATCTGTTGGTATGAATTTTAGAAAATAAGAATTAATTCTTAAAGAATATATTCTAATAAAGAAAATTATATTAGACTGCTAAGTTAGTCAACGGAGCCGACCATAGTCAACATATATCTCTAATTTAAGATTTAACTTTTAGACACATGATAATTTTAAATTGACATCTAAGAATACATGTTTATAGATAATCAATGTATTTAGTTATATCAACAATACCACATTTTTTTAGTATTTTACCACTTATAAAATACTATAAAATATACACTTTTGGTTACATAAACATAATTTTATTATCTACAATATATTCTATATTATATCACATATATGAGGAAAAAAACTATAATATAAATATTATGGACTATTTTTGTGCTGCTGTATGGTTTGTATATGATATTTACAGCGGTTATACTTATACAAATAAAATAACAATATTAAAAATTTTATTAGTAAATACTATGTCATTCTTTATAAATATACATATACCACATAATGTATATTATCAATTAAATCATAGTATTTGGCATTGTATAAATGCATACAAATGTTATTATATATCAAAACATATACGTATAGGAATCGATAATTTAAAATGAACATATTAAAACTTATAGATAATTTAAACATATACCCTGTATCAAAAAATGAATACAAAAAATAAGAAAAATCCTCATATCGCAGCACTTATTATGATGAAAGACGAGGAATCTCGATTACACGTAACATTAAAAAGTATTATTGGTTATGTCAAGTCAATCGTTGCATATGATACTGGTAGTACAGACAACACACTTAAAATTTTAAAGGAATTCTGTGACCAAAACAAAATCCCTCTTCGCTTAAAAATTGGAGAATTTATTCAATTCTCCGTGTCTAGAAACATTTCTCTCGATTTCGCAGATACTTTTGAAGATATAGATTTTATTCTTCTACTCGACGTGAACGATGAACTACAAGGAGGAGATAAATTACTAGAATTTTGTAAAAATGAAATGGACACCCCTAACAATGCTTTTCTCATATGCCAGCACTGGTGGTCCGGTAAATACGATAAATATTTTAATAATCGCCTCCTCAAAGCAAGAAAAGAATGGCGATACCATGGATCAGTACACGAATGGCTTTCAGATGACTCTCCAGTAAAGGGACCGTTTGTCAAAAAAATACCAGATGATATCATTCTTTACCAAGACAGAACAATGGATAATAATAAATCTGGGGCAAGATTCGCACGAGACAAAGTTCTACTCCTAGCCGACCATAAGACAGACACAAAAGAACCACGTTCAATTTTCTATCTAGCCCAAACATGTTCATGTTTAGATCAAAAAGAAGACTCTTTTTATTACTATAAACTCAGAACAGAACTAGAAGGATTTCAAGAAGAAAAGTTCCATGCATTTCTAAGAGCCGGAGAAATGTCAGAACAACTTAATCATGATTGGTACACTTCTTTCGAGTTTTTTATGAAAGCTTTTGAACACTCTGCTAGAGTAGAACCACTAATTAGAATAGCAGTTCATTATAAAGACATAAAACAATGGATCCTTTCATACACATTTATCAAACTAGCATGCTCCCTCCCATACCCTACAGAAGCTATCCTCTTTGTTGACAAATACTCATATGATTATACAAGATGGCATATAATGGGTATTGTAGCATATTACTACGAAGATTACGAATATGGTAAGACTGCATGCCTCAAAGCTATTGAGTTCGGTTTAAATAAAGATTTAGATAAACATAATTTAGAATTTTACGAGAAAAAGGAACAAGAAATTTCTAACTCTCAATTACCACTAAGTAAACAACAATTTATTCAGAAAACTATCAGTCAATTACAAAAACAAAATCCCAATTTAGAAACCAATAAACTACATAAAATTGCTGTAAGACTCTGGAAAAATAGACATAATGATAAAAAATAAATATTACTCAACTATTTATAACTATTTAGTTATAAATATATAATTACGTCTAGCATCACATCTCCGCTATTTTCAATTCGGAAAAATCCGAATATCCCCTAGCGTAGGAAAAAATAATATTTAACCCTTAGATACGTTTATTAATACCAGAGCGCTCCGTTACGGCGTAATAGTGTATACCTAAATAACTAAGGTAGATAATATCAAATAACTTGGTTATCGTATATTGATATTATCTATTTTATACTAATCATGTCTTTAAATATAAGATAAATTCTTATTTTCTAAAATTTATATCAACTGTTGATTTCCCAACTAGGGTTGCCCCGTAACTAGGGTTGTAAATTTTCACATTTAATTAAAAGTAATCAGCTTGGCCAGATTGATCATATTTCATTTTAAAACCATTAGAACCTTTGGTATTATGAATAAGCGTTTTAGACTCTGTAGACTTTTCCTCCTCCCTCTTTTTATTTTTCTTACCTAATGGTTTCGACTTATGTTCAGACTCATCAGACTCATCAGACTCATCAGACTCATCAGACTCATCAGGCTCAACATGCTCAACAGACTCATTTTGTGGCTGAAAAGATGTATCACGAATTCTAAATGACATTGTTTTATTATTATACATATGTTTTTTAAACTTGTTTAAGAAATATTCATACAAAACAATTTAAATATATCTATATTATAAATAAAATATGGTGTCAATGAATCCAGGCGTACAAGCATATGACTTCCGTCACATGTACAACTTCATCGATCTTCAAAAGAAGAAAAAAGAAACATGCCCATTCGACGAAAACACACTCATGGGAATCATCGGAAATAACTCAGACTTTACTATTTTTACCAATATCGTGAAAAAAGCCCGCTATCAAGGTAAATTATCCGAAAAACAAGCTGATTATACAATATTCGTACCATCTGACGCTGAACTAAGAAAAAAATACGACCAAAAGTTTTTAGACAACATCGACGACGGTCTTGCCAGACAAATATTAGCATTCTCCATGATGAACAGAAAAATAGACCAACGATTACTACAATCTAGCCCCGTATCTATCTTCCCCACCATTGATAGATCCAATTCTATGCATATTAGCACAGTTAGCGGTATAACCCTCTTACCAAACTACACCAAAGTCATTCACTTCAACCATCCAGCTAACAACGGAATAGTACATGTCATCGATAATCTTCTTATACCTGAACAAACTATCCATTAATAGTAGAATTTAAATAATACGCTATTCCTATAGTTATACCAAACATTATCACTACATATGTTGTTTTCTCTAAAATATGCGCTGATGTCCACTTAAAACTATTAAAAATACTCAAAATAAGATCGTTAAATCCCAACGCTGTCGCTAAACTCAACGCATACAACAGCACTGACGTTATATTATTTTTAACATTATTAGGAGTATTCTTACATAATACATCTTTTTGATCTTTACTCATTTATTATACAATACTATAATAAATTTTAAATGATATAGGGCATATAATCATCATGTACACCTTTTTCCTTCACACCACAACACTCATACACATCACATATACTTTTATCATCATCATGTAACACACAATAATAACTATCCACCTTTTGCTTCTTTTTATTAGGACCATCCCCCCCACCTCCTTCTAACTTACGCTTGTTTATACTTATCAGTTCGGAAATTATTCGCTGCTTTTTATACAAAACAGGCTCCGCTTCGCGAACAGGCTTCGTTTCGCGAACAGGCTTCGTTTCACGAACAGGCTTCGTTTCACGAACAGGCTTCGTTTCACGAACAGGCTTCGTTTCACGAACAGGCTCGTAATAAACATAACACATTTGTTTCCTTTTTCTAAATGCATTTTCTTGTTCTGACTTTTGTGCAACCAACATTTTATATTCTGTTTAGTACTCATTAAATATGTTACAATCGAGTGATTATTATTGTTGCATAAATTAAATTTTTATATCATTTATATAATAAATGATATTATGGATAATATTTACACTAATATTTATAGCAATTTTTTTATGGTTAGTCTGGCGTATGATATCTTATAAAAAAGCTTATAATATGCCAAACTTTTTAACATATGACGAGTTTCAAAAATCAAAATGGTTCTCATATATTCAAAATGTATACGGCTCTGTTCCTCAACCAAATGAATTCCCATTAGATTTAAGCTATTTTGCTGTTTTATATCAAAGTTTTCTTGATAAGTCTAGAATCGATATTAAAAAATATATTTTATCATCAATTATATGTCCAAACAAACAAAACCAACTTTTTACTAATATGGGTTGGGATCCACCTGATATAGTCCATTTAGCAAAAATACCACCTTATGCTCCTGTAAATAGTAGTACATGGGTTGAGGTCATCCATTGCGGATCTGGTGAAAATGATCCAAACCTTCTCGTTGGGAACTGGATGTATATCGCACCTGGTAGTGGAATATTTTTTTACGTAGGAAATACTATTTCCTTTCCTGATCATCAAGACGCAGTTACATATTTTTTAGGAGAACAATGTATGTGGAAAGGAAAACCTGATAAAACTGAATGTGACGATCAGTTTGTTAGATTATTCAATGAAGCAAAAATCAAAGGTTATGACAGTATACAGTTCATTGCACACGGTGATCAACGATGTGGTCTTATGTCTAGAGAAATTATAGATGTTATAGGTAATAGTAACTTTTCATGCGGTGACCAAAATCCTACCGAATATTCTTATAATTCTAGATACAAGTCTGGATGGAATCATACAAGAGATTGTAATTGTTCACAAAATGTTTCCACTCCGTATTCTGGTTGTTTAAATTGCGCGCTATTTTCCTGAACAGCTTACTAACAAAATGACAAAAACCTCGGCGGTAATTATGAAGAGTTTGGAAACATAATAAAAGAAACATCAAAGAAGTCATCTATGTATGTAGAAGGAGTTGACTGGAAAGCTGTTGACAGCTTTTTTAACAAAAATGGCAAAAAACATCGGCGGAGCTGGCCAAAACAAAAAAAGACTTATCTGATCACGCGCTCAACATTTAACCAAATTTGTATAGATGACTATAGAGAACAGGGTTGCTTATTCGCGCGTAGCGCGAACCCTGCCCCGCAAATAATAAATTATTAACCAAAAAGAATTTATTTACAAAAAGCAGTTTTTCCGAAAGTATTTTTCCAAAAATCCGGAGGAGGAGGAAATACTTTTAATGCTCAATATTGTATTAATAAGAGGGAAAATAAGGAAGAAGTACGTGTATTTAACTGCAATGATTGTCAAAAAAAATTCACATCCAAACAATCTCTCATACTTCATATTTCGCGATGTTCTACTAAGACTAAAAACGAATACGAATATAAAACAACTCAAACATCTGATCAATATGAAAAATTGCAAAAGAAGGATAAACTGATTCAGCAGCTTCAAGATAAGCTAGAAAACATTGCTATAAAGGCTGTGTCAAGGCCGACAACGTCTAATAGACGCAGATTAATAATTACATTCAGAATATGAAACTGGTGACTGAGGAGCATTTTATAGATAATGTACAGCATTTGACGATAGATCATAGTAAGAAAGGTCCTGAAGGATATGCAGAATTTGCGTTAGAATATCCGTTGAAAGATAGGTTACTATGTTCTGATTATTCTAGGAGAAAATTAAAATTCAAGGATAAGGATGGTAATTTAATTACAGATCCTGAGATGACTACGTTAGCGAAAAAGTTTTTTAATTCTATAAAGAACTTATTTGTAGATGCGCCAATGAATTAAAGGAGCGACTAGGAGATGACAATGTGATGGATACAGTAGTGAAGTTGTTTGATTACAAGGCAGCGATAGAACAAGGTTCTGATGGAGAAAAATCAGAGTTTCACCATGATTTTGTGAGACAGGTGTGTAATATGACTGTTAAGGAGTAATTTCTTCGACGTAAGGTTGATCTTCTGTTTTATTGATGATTCTTTCTAGACGTGGGAACATTTGCAGATAATCGAGGATCTTTTTCTTAGCTTGTTTAATATATGGTAAGCGTTCTTCCCATAAATTATTTTCGATTGCACTTTTAACTTTCTTATAATCAGTCTCAAAGTTAGATAACTCTAGATATACGAAAGCTCTTTCGTCAATGTATTCTTTTACGTTGTAGCACCCAGAATAAAATACTAAACATTCTGCTAGAATACCATCAATTAACTTTTCTGTGAAATAATTTTTGACACTGTTATTTTCTACATTAAACACGTATTTATATGGAAACATGGCATTATCTTTCTCCTGAGGAGGGAGAGAACCTTTGTAATTAACATATTCCCATTTATTGTCGCCAAATACGTGAACTGGAAAATTCTGGCGTTCTAGATACTTGACAAAGTCTATTCTTTTGATATGTCCGGTATCGTGGTACTTTGCGCTTAATACTGTTGATAAGGTGTGATCCAAGTTTGTATCTTTGATAATTAATCCTGTCATGAGTTGATTATATGTTTTATTTAGGTGCCATTCGTTGTTGTTATATTCGTTTTCGTGATAACAAACTTTGAAAAAGTTATCAAATGTTGGAGTAGCCCAATCACCCCATATATGTTTATTTTTCTCCATAAAAGGCTCCATTCTAAAAATAATAGTCTTCGATGGAATTATACTACAACCTATTTGAGGAGAATTAACAACAACATAATAATCTGGATCTTCATCCAATACTAGACGTATATTATTCCAACTGTAATTTCCTTTGCTCATTCTGTTCCATATTTCTCTTAGATTTTCTGAACTTGTCCAATTTGTTGTTAACTTAACTCGGATAGCTCGAGGTTCAGATGTATCAGGAACTATAAGTGTAACAGGAGATTTAAGTATACCAGGAGATTCAGGTGTAACAGGTGTAGCAGGAGATTCAGGTGTAACAGGTGTAACAGGTGTAACAGGAGATTCAGGTGTAACAGGTGTAACAGAAGATTCAGGTGTTTCTTCTTCATTATCTGTTAATAGTTTTGGATTTTCTTCTCTGTCATCGATAATTTCGTTGATAATTTTACCTTCGGTTTGTATTCCTTGAATATTTGTTTGGAATTGTTTGATTATATGTTGTGATGGTAGATTAGTTATAAGACCTAATAATAGACCTAGATTGTTTAAATTGTTACGCATACATAACTGAATTGCTTCGTTGTAGTTCTTTTCAGAAATGTGTTTTTCTATTTCTTCCATTTTTAATAATAAATTTATGTCTTTAAAACTACGGTAGTTTTAAAAATTAACTTGAGTTGTAATACAAATACTCTATACTCCTCTGTTATTTCTTCTAAATTCTTTTAGTTCTTTTGATAATTTACACTTGTTGCAAACTTGAGTTTCCATTTTACAGAATTTAGAATATTTGTATATTCGTAATCAATTTTCTTTTTATATACATATAACTTTTGAAATCCGAAATCAAAGGCGTTTAATCTCGAAAGTCGCGCTGACCTGTAGAAGTGGGTCAGGTGAATTTGGTGATAAGCAATCATGTTCGATAGTTTCTAGAGGGTTACCGTTGGGAAAATAGACTCCAAATTTAAAGTTATCGTTAGGTTTAAATTTGACGGTTTGTACCATGCCGTCACCGTCGATTTTAATAAAAGGAGCAATTACGGGGTCTCGTATATCATCGATAGCGGCTCTAAAAAGTATTTTTTGTGAGTGTGGATTGTTTGAATACATGACGCATTTGGTTCCGGCACTGGAAGATGATACATTTTGGAATTCGACGTAAACGTATGGGTAGAATGCGATTCTACCTCCTGCTACGAGTAGTCTATTGGGAAGAACTAAGTTAACTAGTCGAATTTCATAACAGACCATTTCTTGTTGAGATACACTGCTTCCTGAATAGCAAAATGGTACGGCATTATCTCTAGTGAATTGTAATACTTCGAATGTGGTTCCAATAACAGGAATAGGATTTAATACACAGTCAACCGTTATAATATTAGTGGTGGATCCAACATATCCGGTGACTCTGCAAGATGTGTTGTTGTATGGTCCTGATGTAAATCTGATAAAATCTCCGATGGATACAATTATATTGGAGGGGACAAAAAATGATATAGATGGATTAAAAGGGAAAGGAACAACACCTCCTGGTAATGTACCGACATATTGAGGAAGTGATTGACGGACAGAATAGGTATGAGCATTTGTCCATCCTGCTGGTACTATTGGACCTCCGTATTCTGTGGATAAATCAAGACCTAATTGTTTTAATAGAGCATTGTAGCTAATTATAGGTCTCCACTGATTTAATGTTTGATTATATATGATATATCCGACGTAATAATTAGTGGCTTCAAATCCATCGGGTATATAAAAAATTCCATTGGTCAAATTTGTAGAGTTTGGTAGGAAAGTGACTGCACCGGATGGGATGACGCTAAAAGAAGGGGTAACTGATACTGTAAAACAATCATCTCCCAAAGGATTTGTGCTTAATAGGAACCAAGATAAAATTTTGACGGTTTCTCCGGCAGGTACATTGACTTGGATTGGGTATCCATTATAATATCCAGCTAATGTTTGTGCTGTTCCTGAAGGAAAACATATATTAAAATTCGATCTGTCGTTAAGTGAAGAGATAGGAATGTTTCCACCGGCTAATATTAAATCATTAGGAATCCATGTTTTTAGAGGGGTTGCAAGTGATATAGGATCATATGCGTTGATTGCATTACGTGTCCCAGATTGTCCAAATAGTACAGTAAAGGTAGAAGGATTTGGGAATTGTTTACGGTTTCTGTATGTACTATCAATTTCTATGTACTTTCTGTTCATTTTATAGTTTGAAATATATTTTTAAACCAAACAAAATAATTTGTTTAAGTATTATAAAATGTCGTATTGTACATTAGGAATAACATGCAAATCTAATACAATTGCATACACATCGAATAATAAATTTATATCTCTTAGATCACCAGTTTATATTAAACAAGATACTTATATGATGCAATATCCCGCATCCGAATCCACACCCGATGATTATAGTATTAAAGAAAACCCTGATCATGAACATAAACTATCTAAAGCATTTTATGGTAAAATATTTAAAAGGACAACTATAGAAGATCCAAAAAATTCTAATAACAATGTAGAAAAATCTGATGTGCTTTTTAATTCTCCTGATCGTAATCATGAACATGTTAGATCATGCAAAAATTGTTGATGATTTATATAAATTTTTCCTTAGTTTTATTAATAATTTACCTAACGTATTTTTACCACTGTTTTCTAACATACCCCAATACGGATCAACAGATCTGACTATAATAGGGCGTAATCCAGTTGTCGTTAAATTTTTCCGGATAGTTTCGTGTTGATTAAACTTATATTTTAGTACATTGTACATTATAATTTTTTCGTTTGTACCTATGCGGTGAATTTCCGGAATATCTGTATTATTTGGGTCCTTAAAAGCATAAAATGCTGATGTAGCTGTTGGAAATAATCCTAATCCCGGTATAATGACAGAAAATTCAGCGTCATTGTTAAATCCTGATGAAAAATATGTTGTATAATTTTTGTAGATAATCAATGGCTCGAAAAACTTAGTCACAAAATGTTTTTGTGATCTTGTTTGAGGTGATCCCATTTTTCTCCATTTTTCTCTCATTTCTTTCCGACGACTGTGATATTTTGAAGTTTTGCTCAGAGCATCTGATGGAGATATATTATACATATAACATAGCAAACATGCTACTACAACACCTGATCTCCCGTGCCCCCCTTTACAATGGACATAAATTCGTTGTTCTGGCGGTAGATTTTTAATAATATGTCCGACATTAATAATAAATTGTGCGAAACTTTTCCAGTCTGTTGGCACACGACGATCAGGAATTGAATATTTCATATATTCGTATTGAGTTTTATACGGAATAATACGCTTTTCTCCTAAATATGTAAGGTCTATAAAATACCTTACACCCAATGATTCCAGCTGAATCACTTGTTCTTGGGTTGGATAACTTCCAAATAATGCTTTGTTTTTAACAAAATAGCTCGAACGATCCATGTGTATTGTTTAAAACTTAATTAGATTTCTTTATATTTTCATTTTTTTTACTTTATACATTTTTTGTATAATGTTCATTTACAATGAATATATTAAGATGACTTTTTACAAAATAGATTTAAAGAAATACATTTATATATTAAATGAATTCAACTACTAGAAACACCTTTGAAACTTTCGTTTCATCTATGATTGCAGAATATAAAGACGAATTAGATGAGAAATTTGTAAGAGATTTTATGTTCTCTCTAGATTCTGAAGAAAAATTCTGTATTCCTGCAGAAAAACTTATCGAATGGAAAGTATTCCATTATAAGAGAAATATGATACAAAAGATGTCATTTTTATCTTTAAAAGAAGATATAGACTTTTGCCAAAATAAAAGCAAAAGTACCGGAGGAAGACCTTCTATAACTTATGCATTAACAGTTGATTGTTTCAAAAGACTTTGTATGATTGCAAATAATGCAACGGGAGAAAAAGCCCGGTCATATTATCTGGTATTAGAAAAGCTGTTTAAGAAGTATACAGAGGATGAATTTAATCGTCAGATGGATGAGAAGAATAAACAGATAGAATCATTGGCAACAGAGCTTTTATCTGAGCAGGAAACTACGATTAAAGCACAGAAGAGTTTGATTAATATACAGAAAAAGTTTACACATCGATATAAATTTCCTATATTAGGTTGTGTATATATTCTCAAGGATCCTGATTGTAAGTATAATAAGCATAAGATTGGTTTTACTAAAGATATTAATGAAAGGCTAAAGTCTGATCGAACAATGATACCAAGTATACAAGTATGTGGGGTTTTTTATACTCCTCATTATGAGTTATTTGAAAAAGTTATAAAGACTAAATATGTCGATAGAATGGAATTACCTTCACACGAGTGGGTGTTTGCTTCTTTAGAAGAATTAACAGAAGGATATAAAGAATTAAATACAGCCTGTTGTTTTAATTCTATAGAGGAGAAGAATTTGTGGAGATATAACATGGATGAACCACCTGATCAAGTTCAGATACCGAAATCTGATATAAAAATATGTATAACAAAAAAAGTAATAAAAAAAGAACCAAAAAATATACCAAAATATCAGAACCAATTAGATAAAGATTTGGCAGGTATTTTACCATCAAGGATATTGCGACATGAATATAGATTAAAATCAAAAGCTGCTCCAGAGAATCAACGATATTGTAATGGATTTTGTCAAACATACCAACCTATAGAGTCATTTAACTATCGAAGTGGTTCATTGATGACTATTTGTATCTTATGTGAACGGATGGTTGATGTTGCAAAAACGAGAATAAATGATGGAGTTACAACAGCTGCTTTAATATGTAAAGATCCATCTCTGTTAAAAATAGAGGAAGAAGAAATGTTATGTAGAAAATGTAATATAGTAAAACCAAAAACCGAATTTCCCCCGAAAAGAAGACAATGCAAAACATGTAGAAATTCGGTAAGATCTAAATTTGGAGATAAATTTGATGATAAAATAGAAGAAGAGATCGATATTATTAGAAATTTATCTATTGATGAGTTAAGAAAAAAGTTGGACGTATATGTGAAGATAGAGTTATGTAAGATAATATCTTTTTTGAATATCGGTAGGAAGTACAATGATAAGAAGAACGATTTGGTTGATAAAATACTTTCACATTTTCAGATTAATTATAACCAACCGAAATGTGATATTATAAATTGTACTTTGGACAACAAACAAGCTAATGTCTTTTAAGTGTATATATTTCGATCCACCTTATGCTTCGAAATATTATCAACAATCATATTTTTTATTTTAGTTTTTTAATAAAAACTTGTGTCTCTACATTATTTAAATATTGTATTCTTTTACTATAACCTGATAAAAATGCATTAATACCTTTTTGAGTTAAATCAGGACCACACCATCCATAATCATCAAAAATCATTATTCCATTTACTTTTAATTTTCTAAAACTAGAAACAGCGTCTTCTAATACGTATTCAGGCTCGTGATTACCATCAATATATATAATATCAAAGAATTCATCATCAAATTTATATATTTCTTTATTTGAATATCCGCGATTAATAATTATTTTATCTTGAAATCCTGAATTTTTAATATTTTCAATAAATGTATCATAAATTTGCGGTTGTTCGTTTTTATATTCAACGTACTCATTATAATCTTCCCACGGGTCAATACAATATAATTTACTTTCTTTATGCAAACCATATGTCATAGCAACCGATATAATATTAGCACCATAAAATGCCCCAATTTCTAAATAATTTATTGGTTTATCTTTGTAATCATTAAGATTAATAATATTATACCAATTATTAGCTAATCTATATTGCGTTCCTTTAAAATTTGTTAACATATAATTTATATGTTAACTTAAACTCTTTAAATATCAAAAAATACAGTTAGATACAATTTTTATATACACTTGTATCTAACTGTCTAATATTTTAAATTATACAGATATTGATCTAAGTTTAATGTTTTAAGTAGATATGATATTATTAATTTTATGAATCTACCATATTTTTAAAATTATGTTTATTTCACTATACTATTTTTACTTATCATCTTTATTATCTTATTACAGAACTCATTTTCTTTTCCATTAGCACACTTCGAAATTGCTATCGCTGTCTCCATAAAATTATACTCATCTATTTCTTTTTCTGTAAATGTATTAGATAACTTTTCATAATGTTCCTGACTTAAATCAAAACTACGATCCTTCAACGCTATACATAACTTCTCCATCATTTTCCTAAAACCTATGTCCTCTATAACATCACCATCTTCATTCTTATACTTTATTTTATTCCTTGTCATATCAACACATACTATTTTATCTTTAAAAGGAAACTCCAGAGCGTATTCAGCATATCCTTCAGCTCCTTTCACATGGTGATCTAGAGTTAAATATTGTACATTATTCTTAATATCAGACTCCATAAGAGGAGTCATATTTTTAATATAGTTATTTATTTGTATATTTTTAGTACTTGTAGTAGGTCGTTTTATTGCTGTTATAGAAAGTTCTTTATAATCTGACCTATATTTTTCGAGTTCAGATTTTAATAACTCGTTTTCAGTTCTCAATTCTATGATTTGTTCTTTCTGAAAATTTACTAGTTGTTTAAGTTCATCTGTAATACATGTTTTTTTGCATATTTTAGTATGCCTATCGTAACTAAATTTTTTAGTAAAATTTTTATCACAATTTTTACATATATATGTATTATTATTATTTACTCCTTGTAATTTTAAACAATATTTTGCACGTTTTTGGTGAGCTGTTAGATTCTGTTTATTTGAAAATTCATTATTACAAAAGTCACATTTCATTTATTATACAATTTATAACCTTTAAATCTCTAATTCTCTTTTTTGTGAATTATTTTGTGTACCAAAAAAGAGAATTAAAGAGAATTAAAGAGAATTTAGAGAATTATTTGCAGGTTAAACGCCTTGATTTAAAATTTTTTATAATTCACTACAAAATTTGTGTTGTTACATAATCATATATTAAATATTTATATAATTTCAAATCATTTTTATCAAAATTTTTATAAATTTTGATCTCCTCCGTAAAAAGGAGGATGATTAAATCCTAAATAGTATGTTATCCATTTTTTAATAGTCAACCTAATACTAATTCCTTTAATTCTTTGATTTTCTGAAATTGGTCACAAAATATTAAAGCTCTTTCAATATGATTTTGAAGTTTCCAAATATATTATAAGAAAAATTTTTATATACACTTATATAAAAAATGCCTAATATTTCCGATTTAACGGTAGTTGAACTACGAAAGAAAGCTAAATTGAAAGGTTTATATGGATATTCTCGCTTATATAAAGCAGATTTAATTAAACTTCTTGAAGGTACAAGTACATCACGAAGTAGATCCAAATCCTCTAGTAAAACACATGGTTCTTCCGATCGCTCTGCGAGTCTTGAACAGGTAGCGTTCTGTTTTTTGCTAATGCATAAAATTGATCATGAAAAATTATGGGAAGATTTTTTTGATCAAGATATTGAAGGTACAAGTACAATGTACGCTCATTATAAGGATTCACATGGAAATTCTCCTGATTGGTTGGTTCCTCACTCTGTTAAATCTGTCCGGACAGATTGGTGCGGTGAAGGATTAATACACTCATTTAGTCAGATGCTGAAGAAAGCATTGAAAAATCCCAATAATAAACATTTCGCATTATTATCTGGAGCTTGTATTCCTCTATATACATACAATGATACGTACAAAATGATTACATCTACTGATAGAGCTAGAATGGAATATACTAGAATTTCTGGGAATGTCTTTGAAGATAGAAAAGATATATATAACGGACATCAATGGGTAATTCTAAATAGACAAGTGGCTAAAGACTATATTCGTCTTAGTGATAAAAAGGATACAAAAGCTCAGAAATTTATAGACAAATTCAGGAAGATGTACAAAGAAAATGGAGTTATTGTAGGTAATAAGAAAGTTATTGTAGATCTAGATACGACATGGCTTGGAGGTTGTCCTGATGAAATATATCCGATCAATTGGTTAGTGGAGTTATACGGGAAAAATGTGTCCAAGCATGTAAAGAAACAAATGACAACTTATACATCTTGGGATTTCAAAAAGGATGCATTACATCCCGAGGTCTTTAATATTAAAATGACCAAAAGAGCTAAGAAAGAGATATACAGTAATGGTCATATATTTGCTAGAAAGTTCACAGATGATGCAGCTGAGTATATTGCAATGGGTTGTAAAGGAAAAAAGAAGAACAATGTTATAGTCAGGAAAGAATTAGTTGGTAGAATTGGAAATCAGATGTTTCAGTATGCATCCGCATTGGGTATAGCCTATAAAAAAAATGGCAATGCATGTATTATTACAGACGAAGATTTGATTTCGTATGATGAACTTCGAAAGGATAGTGAGGACTTGATTAATGTATGTAAAGGTCCGTTTAATACATGTGGTCGATTAGATTATCCGTTTACTGTTGTTCCAGAAAAATCATACGCAAAGTATGATTTAAAACCTTTTATGGTTCCTGGGAGTATTGAAATAGAAACGGATATGGATCAAGGATTTTTACAATCATATAGATATTTTGAAGATATTTCTGATATAATCAAGGAAAAATTCCAATTCAAAGATGATGTTTCTAGTACAGTCACAAAATATATGAAAAAAATGAAATCAGGTGGTTATAAAGTTGTTGGTCTCCACGCTAGGCGTGGAGACCACCTTTCTCTTGGATATATGAGATTTCCTCCGTCTAGTTATTTTGATAAAGCTCGTTATTATTTTAGGAAAAAATACGGGTCTAAAGTAAGATTTATAGTGGCTACCAATGATAGATCTTGGGCACAACAGACTTTATCAGATAAAGATACAGAAATAATTTCACATAGCAAGAGTGCCACGGAAGATCTTGCTATTTTAGCTGCATGTGATGGAGTTATTATAAGTCTCGGGACATTTGGGTGGTGGGGAGGGTGGTTGTGCGGGGGAACAGTTGTATATTATGCTAATGAATTTAATATGAGTAATGAAATTAATAAGGGAAAAGTTAAGAAGTCTGATTATTATCCATTATCTTGGATTCAGATAAAATGATTAAGTTGGTTAAAATAATCCTTATTTAACAATAAAATTATATAATTTTTTTTTTCTTTTCTTTTAAATAAAGATATGGATTCTGATACTGATATGCCCAAAAAATCTAGCTGTGGTTTTAAATTTGCTATGCGTTCGCGTAAACGCCGATCTAAAAGCCGTAGATCATCTAGAAAATCTCCTAGCACATATGTCGTAAGTTTACCCAAACGTAGACGTAGTAGACGTCGTTCGCGTAAAGCATCACCTTCTCCTAAACGTAAAACTAGTAGACGTAGTAGACGTCGTTCTCGTAAAGCATCACCTTCTACTAAACGTAAAACTAGTAGACGTCGTTCGCGTAAAGCATCACCTTATAAACGTAAAACTAGTAGACGTCGTTAGGTGATATAATATGTTTGTATAATCGGAGTTGATTATACAAGTTTATGTTAGAAAGGATTTTTCTTTTTTTAGATTTAGTTTAAATCTCTATTATTTAGCGCCACATTCCATTTCCACGTTCCATGGTTGTGTAATACCTCCCAAAACAACAGGAGTTTTACCCCATTGTTGGTTTGTATCTACAAAGTTATTTACCATATAATTTCCACAAAATCCTCTATCATCCGGAGCAAAAGTTGATGTGTTCTTCAAAGTAGTTACATCAGTTCCATGAGATATTGGCGCAAACACACAACAAAAATTATTAGAATCCTTGCATGGTGCTGTTGATGGGTTTTGGGTGGGTTTGGCAGGTAAAGTATCAACTACAGTTTTACTATTAATACCGGGCCATATAGTATTGGATTTGTCTAATGGAAGATTGTATATATACACTCCTATTTTGTCAATAACAGCTACGAATATTTGGGGTTTGTTTTTTTCTCCTTTAATATAACAAGGTTTTTGAAATCCTCCAACTCCTGTTCTATTCTTTCCATAAGATGGCCATAAACTTCTACCAGCAGCTCCTCCGTTAGTCATCGTAGCAAATAAGTTAGAATAACTTCCATCTTCATCTAATCCTGTTTGACTCCAAGATGATTCGAGTAAATCCCACTCACCAGAATTAGCACATGCCCATGTATTCCCTCCAGGACAATTAGGATAACCAATATCCGGACCTCTATCCATTGTTGCTTGATTCATTATAAACCATGCCATATTCCAACATTTTTGAGTAGATAATATAAACATCATTGCAGGTGGTCCAACAGATCCCTCATCTCCCACACCAGCTGGATACCACCCATATTTCCAAAAAGCGGCACCACCTGGCTGAGGACCAGGCATCCAACCATTGTCTTGTGATTTAGACAAGTCATATGGAGGGTATTTACCATTTGTATTAAAAGATGAATATGGTTGTTTAATCCATTTGTTAGATTTGATATCAAATCTAAATGCAGCTACATAGTTTACAACAACCTGACTTCCCTCGTCACGTGCTGCAGTGGTTTGTTTAACCATTGGATCAGTTGGTTTTTTATATTGATCCCAGTCTGCGCATGATTTACCTTTACATGTAGAAATAACCCAGTTAAATCCGTTCATTGGTAAACAGCCTGGCTGAGGTAAACAACATTTACTTTCATCGAAAGCTCCTTTACATAAAGCATATCCAGAATTATCTGGAGTTATTCCTCCGTGTTGAAAAACGTCCCATGTTTTTTTATAATCGTCTAATTTTAAACATGGCCATAATTTTCCTTGATTTTGCTGATCAGAATATGATGGAACAGTCATACAGTCAGCTGTTCCTCCTAAATATAAAGGACATTGTTCAGATTTTTGATTTGTAATTTTGTACTTATACCAATACGGAGATGGTTTACCATCTTTTAAAAATTCATCAGATGCATCGTATCCTGTTGTTACAGGTCCAGGACCAAGTACACATACACCATTTTTACAAACTTGTCCTGAAGGACAAGTTATACGAACACAAGGGTCACTATCAGGTGGTTTTGTTGAAGCGTATAATGTTAAATAAACTACCAAAATAGTAGTTAATAAGAAAACCAATACAATAATTAATATTTTTCTTAATACGTTCATTTATTTATTAAAAGAATATTTTTCTCTTCATAAAGATAAAAATGAGTATGTACAGATGTATATCGAGTTTCGGTCAAGGTGCTGCTGATGCTCCTGCCAATAATCCATTAACATATTGTTTAGCACAAACAATGGATACTTCTTTTTCTCATGGTGCTATTGCTGAGACAATTGGTGGAGCATATGGTAAAAATTGTCAAGCTTTTATGTCACAATATTGTGCAAAGAACTGGGATGATGTATGTGAATATGCTTCAAATAATCGATCAACCATTTATCCTAATAATCTCCAACAATGTGGGACAGGAAGTAATGTTACATCCAAAAATCTTACAGCCGGAGAAATCCTTATTCAGAACACTGCTACACATAAATATATCGTTGAGATGACAGGAGTATGCAGTATTAAATACGAACCATTTGATCCAACTGTAGCTGCATCACCATATGTAGCGTATTGGTCCGGTGGATGTAATACACAAGGTACTGATGGATGTACTCCTGTATATGCGGTAGATCCTAAAATCATTGACACTGATCCTGTTATGAATAAAATTTTAGCTAAACCCATAATTGCGTGGTCTTTGCTTATTAATATTTACAATACAGCAAAACGCAAAGGAACTCTTAAAGATCTCAAAGGAACAAAAATCTATAGGTTATTTATGTCTGATCCTTTCCAGAATTATTTAAAACAAACGGTAATTCAGATGTAATTAATAAACTTATTTAGTTGTCAATTCAACTTGAATTAATAACTAATTAAAAAACACACCGCTACGTTACAATGAAATTAATCTAAACTGATTCGTCACCTCTATTTAAACCGATATGAAACCTATTTTGTTCTTCCTTACTCTTATCGATTATAATAGTAAGAACTCCGTTATCATACTTGACAATAACATTATCTTTATTAGTAACACTTATTGGTAGTGTTATTTGTCGGTTAAATTTTCCATAAACAATTTCATTCTTATAAGAAGCTACTGTATATCTTTTAAGTTTTTCACCAGAAATAGCAAGTTTATTATTAAAAAAATCAACATCTATACTACTTTCTATAACACCTGGTAATTCTATATAAACATATAAATTATTGTTTGTATCTACAATATCAATAGACGGATGCCATTCTTTTTGATCCATTGATAAACCTACACCAGAATTGATAATATTCTGCAATGCTCCACGTAAATCACCATCATTCTGTAAATTATTTAAACTATTATATATCATATCTGAAAATGACATTTATTATCATAAAATCTTTGTCTTAAATAGATATATTACTCAAAATAGGGTTGGTTGTTATCTTCGCGAACCCTGCTTGTTCGCGAAGCTAACCCTGCTTGTTCGCGAAGCTAACCCTGCTTGTTCGCGAAGCTAACCCTGCTCCGAAACTAACGCGCAAACTTTCTAAGTCTATGCAACAAAGAATCACCACCAGCATCTGATCGTGCAGATGATTGATAACTAGTTTGTGACATTACATCTGGAGAAAGTCTAGTCGGTTTATGATGACTAGGTTTATATTTACTATTATTAGTAGGACTTAAGTTGTGACTTAAGGTGTGACTTAATTCGGGACTTGGTTTACGTGATGAAGATTGTTTGGGAGATATATTAAAAGATGGTTTACTAAAAGCAAAATTTTCATCTACATGATTATCAACCTTTTCGACAGATTTACCCTTTTTCTTGTACATCCACCAAAGAACACCTGCTCCAATAATCAGAACAATAATAATCAACCCAATCTTTTTCCAATTGATTCCAGATGAAGGTGGTGAAGGTGGTGAAGTGACTGCTCTTTTTGGTTTATAATTTGGATCTGGTAGATTAGAAGGGGGTATTGATTTAACATCATCTACTGTAGGAGTTCTGGGTAAGTTTTTCTTAGTTAGTTCAACATCAACTAGACAATTCTTTTCTGACTTTAAAATTAAAAAATAGTTTTGATATACATTCTTATCAGCAACTATATTACCAGATATTGTGTTATTAGCCTCCTTATATATAAGCTCGGGAGTATTATCAAGCGTTGTTTGATCGACAACAAGTAATTGGAAAGGTGTATCATCTTGACACGTGACCTTAAATGATAGATCGAAGTTCGTACTATCACCGTTTAAATCAATCAACTGCTTAATTTTACCAAGTGTATATGTTTTTTTAGTTTGTGACATTCTTTTTACATTGAACGATAATTCTTTTAAAACATATAAACCAACTTAATTAAGATTTCTCATTATGATTCTTCTTTGCTTCTATTTATTATAAACACTTTCTTTTTTATATCACTAACTTTAATTTCAGATCCCCCATTCAAATTACGTGCAAAAGCAAAGAAAAAATCACTCAATCTATTCATATACATCAGTATATTATTATCAACATCTACTCCATCATCATACAATTTCCACATACTTCTCTCAGCTCTTCTCGACACAGATCTACATACATGACAATGTGAATCTAATTCTTCAGACCCAGTCAACAAAAATTCTGTCAACTTAGTATTCATTTCTTCACAATTATCTATCCACTTTTCAACATATTTAACATCATCTTCCGTCAACTTTGGAACTTTTTCCTTCTTCTTTTTATCAACAACAGCAATATTACTACCAATATCCAATAGTTTGACCTGAATACATCTCAATCTATCTAAATGACCGGTTTTTATATAAATTTTATCTTCTAATAATTTTATCTTCTCATCGCGAGATAATCCGGCACCATTATTCAACTGATCATTTTTTTCAGAAATTTTTGCACATAGTAATCCAATATGACTGGCTAGTTCATCCAGATCACCAAGAACATCAAAAAAGATAGAACTCTTTTTTAGTCTACTTCCATCATATAGAGATGTAGTTCCATTATCACCGGTTTTTGTATAAAGTTTAGGCATTTATTAATTGTTTTTAGTTAATAAATAACAATTAAATTATATATTTATTCATTTGTTCATTTGTTACTACTACCAAATCCTCCATCACCTCTCTCTGTATTATCAAGACTTTCTACTTGCATTATTTCAGCATACTCAGCTTTCCTCAAAATTAATTGACATACTGTAAAAGGCAACTCTAAATTTACAATGTTTGTATCCACTTTAATAAGTGCAATCTTGATAGTTCCTGTATATGTTGGATCAATAATACCGACAGAATTAGCAAGCATGTATCCTGTTTTACTTATAGAACTTCGAGGAATAATCTCAGTATAATAACCATTTGGTGGACACACACGAATACCTGTTTCAAATAATGTAATTTTATCGGAAATCTTTTTAAATATACCAATAGCCGTTAAATCATATCCAATATCAGAAGGATGAGCTTTAGTTGGAAAAAACGCTTTTTCGTCTTCAAGTACAAATTTAATATACTTTTTTTTTGATTTTTCGGTCATCTTTTATTTCTTCTAAACTAAAAAATATTAAATTCAATTTATTTCTTGATTTTAATAAATGAAATATAGTAAATCACGACGTCGTTCATCACGACGTATCAGCAAAAAACGAGTATATCGTAAATCAGTTCATCATTACAACAAACTCTCGACACGTCCCTCTCGTAGAAGTTCTCGTAGAAGTTCTCGTAGAAGTCCCCGCAGAAGTTCTCGTAGAAGTCCCCGCAGAAGTTCTCGTAGAAGTCCCCGCAGAAGTTCTCGTAGAAGTCCCCGCAGAAGTTCTCGTAGAAGTCCCCGTAGAAGTCCCCGTAGAAGTTCTCGTAGAAGTCCCCGCAGAAGTTCTCGTAGAAGTCCCCGCAGAAGTTCTCGTAGAAGTCCTCGTAGAAGTCCCCGCAGAAGTCCCCGCAGAAGTTCATCACGTAAACGGTCCCGTAGTACATCTAGACGACGTCGTAGTGTAAAATTTGCGGGTTGGTTTAGTAAAGATAAAAAATCTTACCTGTGTAATCCAACAGATGGTTATTGTTATAGTTATTCAAGTGAAAAAGCGTGTGATAAAGCTAGAAAAAAATCTCGTTATCACATGGAACAAGGAATATCATGTACCATACACAATGATACATGTCTCGACACTTGTAAAGGTTTAACTGCACAATATGAAAAACTCAAGGCGAATAAACTGCAAAATCAAAGAAAAAATCAGGAACATGCAGAATCTCGTGAACAAATAGCTAATTATTATACAACAGCACGTGAATATGGCGAAGAATACGCTAACGTAAATGCATCAATATCATCTTTGAAAGAATCACAGTCTGATGATTCTAAACAGGCAAACTTATTACGAAAAGCAAAAATTACAGCAGCTCGTAATAAAGCGTTGAAAAATCAAGCTGTTAAAGAAAAACGTTATTCAGTCTGGTACACAAAATCACCTCCAGGTAGATTACAGTGTCTACCATTATCAAATAAAACTAAAGAAGAAATTACAAAAGTAAGGGATACAGGTGCAAACATATATATGTCACAAAAAATATGCAATAAAAACATAGTAAAGACAGTACCAAGTCCATCTGATAGACGAAAATCAATAGATACGGTTGCTGAACCAATAATTGATTTTTGGTATTATAAAGGTAATGCAAGATCGGGAACATGTGTTAAGTCACGTATTGTTAAAAGCCTATATGATAAAATTCCAGACAAAACAAAGTTTTTTACAGATGAAACAACCTGTAAAGCTAGATACAGGCTAAGATAATATAAAATTGAAATTATATTTTTCTAATTAAAAAATATCAGAAATGTCTAAATTTTACTACCCCGAAGAGATTATTGGTTCCAAGTTTGAAAACAACAACACTCACTATCTTGTTCGATGGAAAGGATATAAGGATCCAACTTGGGAGCCTTCAAAGAACGTTGCCCATCGCACAGATCTGATTACTGCATACCGTGACATGCTCATTATTCAGCAACTAGGTATGCAGAGTGGTGGTTACATCTACTGTCGTGTCAGTAGCAAAGAACAATCAAATTACATAGAAGGGCATACGAGCCTTTTTGTTCAGGAACAAGAGATTCGAAAGTTTTGTACGAAAAATGACATCAGAGTCATCGATGTTGTGATAGAAGTATATTCAGCAAGGAATATGGACAAAATGAGTGGTCTCAAACATTTGTGCAACATCATCTCTCCTGGACAAAAAATTTATGTCTACGACATTTCTCGTTTTTCAAGAAATACTCATCACGCTCTCAATATTCTCGAGGAACTAAACAATCGTCAGATCTCAGTAGTTTCTGTCACTGAGAATATTTCATATGATTCTCCAACCGGTCGCAACCAGTTCCGTTTACAACTATGCGCATCCAACTACTTTTCGGATATGTGCTCTCAGAAGGTTAAAGCGTCTATTATCTTTCGCAAAGAGCGTGGTGATTATATAGGAAGTACTCCTTTTGGATTTACCACAGAGGTTGATGAAAAAACACATGTACGTTCAAAGATTCAGTCTCCTGATGAGATGAAAATAATCGAGACGATCCGTAAAATGGATAAGAACCATTCTAGTAGAGCGATAGTCACTGCTTTATTAAATGATGGAATTAAGTTTCGCAACAAGGATCCAACTATCGCAAGTATTATGCGAATTCAAAAAAGGTTTTTAACAGATCTCAAATCGGTTGAAAAGGTATTAAAAACACGAAAATACACCAATAAAAGAAATACTCCGTATTAAGTAAGAATATTGTTACTTAAGAAATAAACGTTATATAATAAATGAATAGATGCCAATCAAAAAGGAAATAGTCTACCCTGTTTTTCTCGAATGTTGTGAATTTGCAACCGATTCTTTTTGGGATAATGTATTCGAAGATCTTGCGTATGGCAAAACACCATACGGAACATATATTAATAAAAATTTCCTCTGTTGTAGCTACAAAAACAAAGAATTTAGCTATAAGATAGAACGTAAAGAACCGATAGAATTATATACAGATATTTATGATCTTCTTACTAAAAAACTTGGAATAATGTCACATAAAGAAAAAGTTAAGAAACGTGTGGATTTTCATAACACAGAGTCTCGAATCAAAGAATTCAGACAGGAATGGGGAAATATTAGAAAAAAGAACATCAAAGATCTTTTAGTTGAACGATACGTTATCGATATGAAAAATAAATATTGTCTAACAGTCAAACAAGCAAAATATCTTTTATCAATTATTTTTATAGCTATTGTTTTTAAAGTCATTACTCCAAAAGATATAGAATACTCTAACAATAAAATACAAAATATAGATGGTATTGAATTTACACCGAAAAAAATAATAATAAAAAGAAACATTTACGATATCGACGTTAGTTTTTCTCCAGAAATTTTTCTTGATAAAAAACTAATGGCTGATAATTGGGAAAAATACTTAATAACATTGAGAAAATGTCGGAAATAATTACTACGTAGTAATTAACTTAACTTAGCCCACATTTGTGCATATCTTATAACATCTGGAGGATAAACAGCGAACACATTACCAGATCTTGCTTTACTTGCCTCATCATTTATAGATTGTAGTAACTGAAAATTGTCATCTGGACTTCCAATAATATTTTGCATATTTTTAATTTTTTCTTTTTTGTCTTTTGAGCTATCATCCACATTAATAACAGCATTATTTTTATTAGCTATATACCCCAACACATATGCTAGAGCATTAAGATACTTCGGCTCAATATTTAATATATTTGTATAATCAGCTCTTTCACACATCTTATTTCTGTCTTGAACTGATAAATTTATATATTCATTCAAAATCCTTGAAACATAATCAACATCCAACTTAAATCTTTCTAACGGAGTTTTAGAAGAAATAGCTTGCGCATATTCTTTTGTACCAGGTTTAATACTAAAAGGAATAGGATCTCCACAAGATTTTGCAAAATCTTTTGATGATTGAGCAGCTACTTCCTGATCAAAAGTAGCTACATATTCATGCGGTTCGTCTCTATCATCTCCGTCTCCGTTATTATCACTAATATCACCACCCCATAGCTGGTCATCATCGTCTTGAGGTTCATTTATATCACCCCAATCGTCCATTTTATTATTTAGAAAGTATTTCCTAAATAAAGAAAAAAATCATTTAACACATTTGAACTTTTTATAAAAACAGAACTTTAGAAAATTCTAAATATTTTTTGAAAATTATTTTACTAAAATATAAAAAGTTAATGATGAGTAACATTTCCGGAAAAAGGAATACATGAATTGAAAGTAAAAACTCATCATCTAAGTGTCACGCAACTATTTTATGTGAAATAGCAGACGGTAAGTACCTTGAATATTTTTTCTAAGTATATTTTTTATACATATTCACACCATTCTGGAACAAATAACTTGCTTTTTCAGTTATTTGGTAGGAAATGTATTCGTATTTTTTGGTTATTAGCACTCCAGTCCCAATTCCAGCGAAATATGAAAGAAATCCACTGTAACTCATTATTACACCAGATATAAAACCATATAAAAATACACCTGCAACACGTTCGTTTATAGTACTTATGTGTTGCTTTAGTTGATCATCAAACATTCTTTTTATTTTCTCCTCTGTTTTTGATGTCATATTTATCGTATTTCTTATTTACATAAATAAGAAATTTTTATTTACTTATAATAAATGAATATAATTAAAAATATTTATTTTTGTATTGCTAGTATAAGTATAATTGTTATAGGTATCATATTATATATTGTTTTACGTCCCAGTCCCAAATCTATACCATGTATATCTTGTTCTTCCCCAGGTGGGGAATGTGATACAAAAACAGGAACATGTGTTTGTAAACCTGGTTATTATTCCCCTGATTGTAGCAAAATATGCAGTAAATTGTTCTACTACAGGTGGAACATGTGATTCAACAGGAAAGTGTATATGCAACCCTGGTTATTATTCCCCTGATTGTAGCAAAACATGTCAGACTTGTTCTTCTCCTGGTGGAATATGTGATTTAACAGGAAAATGTTTATGTGGTTTTGATTATTATGGTGATAGTTGTGATGTAAAATGCGTCAAAACAGGAGGAACATACAATACAGAAACAGGAAAATGTGTTTGTGACACTGGTTATTTTAAATCAGATTGTAGTATCAATTGTACTGGAGGAACATACGATGACAAATTAGAAAAATGTGTTATAACAAATACTGTTACTAACACCCAGTGGCCACCTGACCCTAATAATATTTTCTGTACTCGTCCATGTAATTATTCTATAAAATTACCAGAAGATTACGGTTCTATTGTATCGTTTGTTGCATCTATAACCTTAGCTGTTTTTCGTAATTACCCTAATAGTTGTCACGCTAGTGTAACTTTAAATCAAACAAATTCAGTGACAATAGTTACAGATCTAATAGATAATAATGAAGAGCATAATCAATCTTTAAATATTCCCCTTTATCCACAATGGAATGGTACAACCTCTATAGACCTTTCTGTTTATATAAGTAAACCTGGTAGTTCTATATTAATGGAGTACATATCATACACATTACAGTATTATAAAAAGAATTGATATATTACAGGATTTGTCGATCATGGTTTACCGGAGTATCTATTACATCAAATTCATACTTATCAGAACACCATAATGGTGGATTTAAAATAAACGGCACTAAAAAGTGACCAAGAGATAATGATAGTAATGTAAACATCATTGATAAAGCCATATTAAAATATATTCTTAAAATAATTGTAAGAACAAGCATACTTAAACTATATATAATCTGTACTTTCTCATTAATAAAAATATTCTTTATTGTTTTACATCTCGTATCATTTTCAAGGGACTTGACGGTACTACCCCATGATATATTAATACTAAATAAATGGCTAACTACTCCAAAAAATAAAGACAATGATATAGAACAATAAAAAACACAAAAGAAAATACCACATATATATTCTCTGTATAAACTAGGTTTATGTGTATCAATAATCGGAAACTGACATTTTAACTTGTAATTCACAATAGGATTAAATATTCCGTATATAACATGCATAAATATATACGCATATAATGGATCAAATATGATCAACTCCCATAGCCAAATCACCATAATACATGTGACGTTTTTCTCTATCTATAATAACATCCTTAAACATGTATGGCTTATGCTTCGGAGTAATAATTTCTATGAATAGTTTATTATCATCTTCGATATCAATCACTAATTCTTTTATCTGCTGAACTTTTTTCTCTTCTTTTTTCTCAAACGCTTGAAAATATATAATTCTAGTTTTTGCACTTGGTGTATACAGGTTTTTTATATTATTTATAGGTGATCCAACAAAACCATCAATATAAAGTTGTTGCCCATAATTCATATTACCAGCCTTCTTAAATTTTCCAGGTCTATCAGAATATTTTCGCGCTGTAAAAGCTATGTTATACTTTTTATAATACTTTACTCGTTCAATAACAAGCTCATTATACTCTAAATGATTTAACCGATCTTTTAATATTTTAAATATACCATCATCATTTACAATAATATTACATTTACCTCCCATCTCATTATACTTATTATGCGCTAACACACAATCTCTCAGAGTTGGTCTTAATACTTTCTTAAAATCCTCATCATACAACGGTATCTGTATAGTTAACGACGGCAAATACACTCCTGTATATTCTTCAACTTTATTAGTAAAATATACAGAATCTTTATTCCAATAACTAGTCGGAGTAAAAAATAAAAAAATATTTGACACTGTAAAAAATACAGGAAAAATTAAAAACAAAAATAATATTGGCATTGTAATTAATCCAGAAATTAATATATAAAACCCATTTATAATATATAATATTGTCAAGTAGGTTTTAAAACCTACTATAAAGACTATAAGTATAATACTAATTATACTTATGATTAAAGATAAATTCATAGTTATATTATCTTCAATTTATATAAATATTTATATTTCAATTTATATTTCAATTTATATTTTAGCTCACCATATCTGCTTTTAAAGATCCGTGTGCAACATACTTAACCAGTTCAAAATCTCCGTATTCCAACTTTTCAATATCCACAATTTGTAAACAGAAAAGGAATCATTCTAAGTTTTTCTACCACCATATAAATAACAGAATTTACACCAAATTTACCGAATGAACAGAATTTTAAATTTAAACACCCAACCGTTGACAAATGTAATGATACAAAATTTATATACATTTCTCTGTTTACACTATTGTTTCTACCAAGTCCTTAGAATGTATATACATTAAAGTATTATAAAAAGAATTTACATGTATTATATAATGAGTGTAGTTAAAACTAACAAATTGTGTTTACACCTGTGAGTTTAACTTTAGATAATATTGATGTACAATTATTATTGTCAAGAATATTTAATATAAATTCTGAGAAATATGCATTACACCATCCAAAGAATCCACGTGTATATTTATTTGTATTAGTAACCCACACACTTTCGTGAATATAATTGGGTGCTTGATAAGGAGATATACTTACTGGAGATATACCTATACCAGTATTAACTAAATCAACATTAGATGACATTAATAGCATACTAACAGTGTTAGAAATTTCTTCTGTTGTATTATTAAATTTAAGACCAGTTATACCTTTACTGATTATAGACATAGGCCATACTAATCCGGGTGTATTTGCACCGGTTGATTTAAAAGTATGACCACTGCCTATACCGTTTATTCCAGTAGAACCATAGTTATAATACCATCTATTGCTGTTGCTTAAACAAAATTTTCTAGTATTATTGTATATTTCTTGATTCCAAGCAGAACCTGTATAATCAGTCCATGGTATTGATAATAAACTTGGTAAGTTTGCGTCGTCCATTAGATTAAAATTTCCTTTTACTGATATTAATGAATCTTTAGGAGGAGGTGTTGTAAAACTTAGATCTCTACCATTTAAATTTATTTGGTTTATCGGTACAGGAATACCATCTATAAGAATTTCTAACATTCTACTACCTACCATACGTGGATCTCCTGTAATTGGATTTATTACAGTTGGATTATTACTACACTGGTTATTATCAGGGGGTTGTTGTCTTACTGTTTTATCGTAATAAGGATAATAAGGGTTACATCCAGTATCAGTTCCGAATTGATCTTTTTGTGAATATAAATTACAATCAGAAGATATAGATCCATTTAAAGTAAATAAGTTTTTTACTCCATCTCCTAAAAATTGATCTTCACCTAAGCCATCTATTTCATAAGCGTATATTTTACCAAATTCTGGATGGTTAAAAATACCTAATTCATTTATAGCAGCATCAATGCTTTTTTCAAGAGCTTTTGCTTGTCTAATAATATTATTTATTGTTAAATTGTTGTGTGAATGATTTGTTAATAAATGACACATTTTGTTTATTGCTGATACAGCTAACATATTATCTGGTATATTGTATCCAAATATTGCTATATCATCGCTTGGTCTAAATGCGGTATAACTCATTCCTTTACCGTTTGTTAGTTTAGATACGTAAGAACCTATACCTCCATTAGCCATTTCTGAAAATCTATAAACTGTTTGGTTGGTCATTGAATCATTTCCTACTAATTTCATATTATCTGTAGGACCCATTTTAAGTTGAAATGAATAACGATGTTGTTCGTATTGTAACTGTGTTATAAATTTATTAAACATTAGTATACATTTATCTGACAAAATAGTGTAATCTTTAGTTTTTTTACAATACTCTGTTATGACTAAAAAAAGAAAACACAAACCATCCATTTCATAATTTGCTGTAGTTGTTATTCCTTGTGTTCCGTTTGAATAATCTGATTCGTTAGGAAATTGAGGAGATGCGTTGAATGCGTTACTATAACTATTCAACAACCCAAAATCAATACATTGATTTAAAATTCCTTTTACAACATAACGCACATTAACCGACTTAATAGATATATTAATATACGATTTTGCTTGTAACACAGCATCTCTAACCCACATTCCTCCCATATTTGTACCAGAATGTAATGGTTGATCTTTACCCCAATTACCTGTTATTGTATAACTTAAATTATTATCTAAGCTTGATATACAATATAACATACAACACATATAAGAATTATAAAATAGAGATGCCAATTGTTTATTATATTTTTTAATATAATTATATTTTTTATAAGCATCTTTTTGTAAATCATGACGAGCTTTTACTAAAGTTTTTGAGATTGGGTAAGGTTGTTGGTTAATGTCAACTAATTGCATAACATATGTTTGTTTCCAATCAGGAATAATTTTTAAACTATGGCAATTATTTTTATTAATAATAATTGAGATAATTAATATAATTAATAAACTCATACTTATTATTTTTATTTCTAAAGTAGAAGTAGGATCTGTTATATATTTTAACAATAATATTATTATACCTGTTATTAATAAAAGTTGTATATATTTTGATATATTATTATTTTTATAAGTTATTAGTATTATAGTTGTTATAAAAAATAAAAAAAGACCTGTGCACAGTATAAAGGGTTTTTTCATATCAAAAGTTAATCCTAATCCTAATAATAATAATAATAATAATACTATTGGATATATAATGGAGTTTGTTGTATAATTTGAAAAGTGTGATAGTTTTCCATCTTTTAACAACCCCCTTACACGTAATTTTTTGAATTTATTAGAGTCTTGAATATTATATAATATTTTTTCATTACTATCTCCATTTTTTATTCTTCCTAAGAATTCATGATTATTGTATATGTAATATATTAAAACATTTGGATTTGTTTCCCATTTTAATAATGTTTGATTAGAAGAAGATGTTTTTATTGTTATATCAGAAGGTTTAAAGTTATACGATACATCATTTGAAACTGATATATCTCCAATATAACAAACTCCATCACAATCAGTACCGCTTATTCCAATACTTATAATACCAATATATCCGTTATTTTTTGGTACAGATATAGATATTTTTTCCCACTTAGTAGAAACTTTATTTAATACACAGTTTACTTTGTTTAATACATTCTTATTATCTATATACCAATAACCGATACCTATTTTTAATCCTTCAGGGGGGTTTATGAATTCGTCTATTTTTACATGAGCAGAAATAACTATATCATTTTTCATATCCCAGTGTGTTTTAAATAAATTAAATTCAGTGTCTTTGGATCCACTTAAACATTTAAATTTCAAACTAGTACCTGAATTATAAGGAGCGTCTGGTGTTATCATTCCTATGATACCACTATTTTTTATAGAAGGCCAAAACATAAAAGTAGGTTGCTGTGTTTGAATATAATCACAATAAGAACCATAACTTTCTTGTAATATTCCTTCAATATAAAAATTTCTACCTTGTCCCATATCAAATGATGTATAAAATGGAAGAGTATTTAAAGTACTTCTTTCCGGAAAAATATAACACATCGGATAATATACAGAACCTGTTGGAACAGCAGCAGTTCCCGGTAATTGTCTATCAGGAGGATAGAACGCACCGCTTGTTGCTATAACATTCCAATCCCATGATTTTTGAGGATTAAATTGACCGGAACCGTATAATGATAATGATGTTAAAGGTGGTTCTAGACCTACTCTTTTTTGCATATCACCACAATTTTGTTTACCGCAATAAAAATCAGTTAGCCAACTTCCTGTAGTTTGTTTAGATAGTTTTGCATCTCCTGTAATACTTTCATTACCTATTGATACATTGGTTGATAATCCTTCAACAAATGTAGCAAAAAAATTATAAGACTGATTAGAATCAAATTTTTTATATACATCAATCATATTATCAGGTATTATGCATTTATCACATACATCAGATACATTAGGTAATTGATCATTATTATTTGATTTATAACACCAAAAAGGATGTTTTCCAGCTTTTGACCCTTCTGGATCCCAACAACAATTATCATTATTACAATCAGTTTCGTTGGTTTTATTACAATCTATGTAATTAGTAACTGTGCATTTATCATTGTAAGATTCAATAATATTAGGAGTACATTTCATATTAGGTTGTAAAGAATTATTTTGTGTATAAGAAGGACCTAATCCAGAAGGCCATCCTTTATTTATACTATCATCTTTACACCCATTAACAGATTCAGCTGTTCTCATATAAGTTGCTGTTTGACCAACAGGCTCAATTGAATTAGATTCATTCATTGTTAAAATACCATCAAATGTTTGTCCTTCAGGTGTAGCCCATATATTGCTGTTATCTTCATTTATACCACCAAAATAAGAAATATTTCCGTTATTATTCATTGATTCGTAAAGAATTAACTGAATATTTGAATTTTTACTTTTTGCATAAGATCTAAAAGCCTTTCCTAATTTTATCAAATTATTATACACATTTTTAGCAATATCATTATCACCTGAATTAAATCCTACAAAATCACATCTAGAACAAGGGGCTTGGTTACACCAATAAGCACCTTGACCCCTTCTATAATAATGACACCAATATTGTTCATTTTCTATATCTTCAAAATTTTTGTTAATATCTACACATCTTGTTGATGCATATGCATTTGAACAATCTTTTTGATCAATATTGTTTGTTTTAAAAGAGTCGGTTTCATTTTTTTTCCTAGAAGCTACATAACCATTAGGAATACTTTCATTATCCAAAAAATATCCATCAATACCGTAATATATAGCCATATCAACTAATTTTTTAGCAGTTTCTTCATAATTATTACAAAATTTTTCAAACCAAGTCCATTTAGCTCCATAATACATTTCTTGAAAAAAAATAGAACCTAATATTTTTACACCATGTTCATGAGCATTTTCTATAAAATATCTAGGAGGTATAAATATCTGAGATGGACCCCCCGATCTACTACCATCTAACAACTCATGTAAAGATACATTACTATTAAAACCACAACATTTAGGAACTTGTAATTTTTTAAATTCTAATGGTGCCCATCCTTGGTCATTAGTCCCAAATATTATATAATCTATAGAATTCCAAAATTGAAAATTATATGTATAAGGATGTGCTATGGATTGACAGCACATATTTCCTTCAGGTAAGTTGCTTACAGATAATATTAATTTATGAGGACCGTAAATCATATTAGGATTTGCTTGAGTTAATGGATCAACAATTCTTTCTTTTAACTTTGTTCTTGATTTACAATAAGGAGCGTTATAATCTAAAGTTGGATCCCAATTTAACATTTGCTGAACACTCCACGAACGAGTTATTGGAGAAGGAAGCGAATCATTATCATTACTATTCATAGGTAAACAATACCATTCGTTTTCTTTATCATTAATTCGTGTAATATTATAATTCTGATTTAAAACACCACTCATTTTTACCCCCCACTTACCTTCATCTGTTTTATATATTCTAATATATGGTTTTCCATCAATAGGCCAAGTACAATTAAAATTTTTACACGAAGTTCCTCCTAATAATTCGTTGTTTAAAGCAGATTGTAAAGATGAAGAATTATTGGTAGATGATATAGTTTGACTACTTACATTTTTTAAACAATATCCAGGAGGTTTAGTATCAGTTCCTGAATCACAACTAGACCATTTATCACATGATGATCCATCTGTGATAAAAATACCATTATTAGAACATACAGTTTCTTGATTAACAACAAGACCTGTTCCTTCAGGAGTATTTGGTCCACAGTAATATTTTTGAGTAGGATCTCCTAAATAAAGAAAATCACGATCTGTAAATCTATTACCCCATATAAAAGGTGATAATTCATTAATATCAACTTCTTTATATTTTCTACCAACAGGTATATCATTTTCAACTGTTAAATATAATCCTGTACGTAAATGTTTAACTAACATACCAGCACCAGGAGACGGTCCTGGTATATTAAAATTTATCTCAACTAATTTCCAAGCAAATTTAGAATCTAAATTATTTGATTCTACTTCGACAGGTTTAATTTGACCATTTTTATCACAATCTAGGACAACAAATTTACCATTATTTGCTTCATATAAACTAATAATTGAAATATTACCTGCTGATATATTATAACCATTTGAATTAGAAGACCATATCTGTGATATTTTTTTACATTCCTTAGGATGTAACTGAGTTGCAGAGTGTTTTAAATTAAAACTATCATAAGACTTAACCATTTTTTTTAACTAAAGTTAAAAAAAATTACTTAAAAATAAAAAAGCGTCTTCGCCAAAAGTATTTCAGGAAAAATAGGATATAACATAGTATTATTATTTTTTAGCTCACCATATCTGCTTTTAAAGATCCGTGTGCAACATACTTAACCAGTTCAAAATCTCCGTATTCCAACTTTTCAATATCCTCCAAAGATTTTAACTCTTTCTTGATCTCCACATTTGTAAACAGAAAAGGAATCCTTCTAAGTTGCTCTACCACCACATCATAATGAGACTCATAAATATGACAATCCCCTAAAGACAATACAAATCTTCTAGCAGTCAAACCTGTAATCTTTGCAATAAGAATTTGAAATAAGGATGACGACGCAATATTAAAGGGAAGTCCATGAAATAGATCAGAAGACCTGTTAAAACAAAACATATCCAAATATCCATCTTGAACATAAAACTGAAGAACAATTGAGTGACAATTATGAACAATTAAATTTTCAACACAATATGTATGATCTTCGTTGACATCAAAATTATAAACTGTTACTGGGTCTAAGTGTACTACTTGATCAATAAAACTTGGCTTATACCATATATAGCCTGAATCAAAAACATATGCGGAAGATATTTTCCGCTGTTCTATCCAATCAAGAGAGTATGTATTTCTTTGGTTTACTGTGCGTCCTAAAATAACAGTTGTAGGTTTACGTTGCTGATAATAAACTTTTAGAACCTTACCAAGTTTTAAATATAACCTCTGTAACCCAAAAGCAATATTTTTTGAAACAGTTGTATACTTTAATCCATTTTTGATTTTATTTCCATCTGCCATAGTATATCCATCAACAAATTTTTGTATATATTTAATAGGTGCATTTTGTACCCATTCAGGAATTCGTTTATTATGTGCCTTATGACCAAATTCTGTAAATATTTTCCATAATTGATAATTAGTACATACTACTGTTTTACACTTTCCTTCGTTTTTTCTCTTCTTGTATGAAAATGTTATATTTAGTTTTTGTAATAAGTCTGTTATTATATTTTCATCTGCATAACAAAAAACTAAGTTAAAAATACTTTGTCGTTTCCATTCTATCCATCCATCCCCAAGAAAATAACCAAATAAAAACCACTCATCTATGTTTTCAAGAGTTTTGGTTATAATTTTTGTCTCATGCTGATTAACTTTCTTAACCCAAGACATTGCAGGAATTGTATCCATATTATTTATTTTCATTCCAATATAATGTTCATATGTTAAATCTTTAGCTAAAACCCATTTAATTTCATCCAACTCCCGTCCAATATTATTCCCACCTTTCTTTAAAAAAATAATTTTTCTAGTATAAAAAGGATGATCAGGTGTTGTTTGAATAACATGAGGATGGTGTGAAACTTTAATTTTAACTATATTATTTTTTTTATATAATGTCTTCTGAATATTATTAATTGGCTGAAATTTTCCGGTGTGTGTCATTAATTTATCCGATATTTTAATGTCCTGAATGAACATATACCCACTATCTGTCAAAACAATAGTATTTTTCAAAAAACATGGATATAAAACCCCATCTCGTGCCTGTAAAGGATTAAAATCAGTTAACAATATACGACGAGAATCTGGATCATTGCGAATCTGATCAACCACTAGTTTAAGCTGATCCATCCCACATGATACATTTTTAGCTTTCTCTTCATTATATTCTGCATTAAAATGTCTCCACTGATACCCGTACATAGGACCCATCACACCTTCCCGTCTATTTAATTTTCCGATAGAATCCAAAAACTCTCTATTAGTATTTCCTTCCCATATTTTAATCTTCTTATTCGATAATAACTTTGAATCCGTATCACCTCGGATAAAAAATAGTAACTCCTCCACTATCCCTCGAAAAAACATCGCTTTTGTTGTCAACAATGGATATCCCTTAGTCAAATCAAACTCAATAGTCTTTCCAAACATAGACTTTGTAAACCCGTTACGTCCATTCTTAACACATCCATTTTCATACACATCCTTCAATAATCTGAGATATTTAATTTCTTCCGATACTACAGACAGTAATTCATAATGAGTAAACTTTTCAAATACCAATTTCTTGTAAATAACCCAGTTTAATGGATCAAAATTAACAAAAGTATCACACTTGTATTCTCCTTCCATCACAGACAAGTAAACCTTATTAATCTGACCCCTCCAAGTAGTAAATACCTCATTATACACTCGCGCACCTCCAGCAATAAACATTTTCTTACCACAATATGCAACCAAAGCATTAGATAAACACGACGCGTTTTGACTGTAATTAACAGTAGAAGATAATACAACTATTGTACGATCCTTAAGTGGTGGCAAAGAATCAGCAGTCTTACGACCAACAATAAGCGTACTACCAGTAGTTATCTTATTGAATAAACTTAGCTCCTCACGGCAGTGCCATGGAAGTTTACCTCCAAATCCAATACCACCTTCTTTAGTCATAGCAAGAATTACGTCGAACATTTTGTTTATTTTTATAAACAAAATTTTAAATTCAATTTATCCTTTATATACTTAAATATCTTCGAAATCAAAACCATCATCGTCGTTTTCTTTCTCTTTATCCTCATCATTAAATACTCCAATAACTTCAGAATTTGGTAGAATACCGTCCTTTTGAAGCTGTCTAACCTCTGAGGAATCATATTTATATATAATATCTGCATTGTTATCATCAAATTCCCTCAAAGCAACAATGACACAATCACCATCTTTAACCTTCATACGCTTCTGACGTACTTTGCAACGTCTCTTTGTATTATCCAGACAATTTACTGTGAAAAAACGATCACCTAAAACCTTTTCAATAATACCATATACTTGTCCATCTAGATCAGCTTCTATTAACTTGCGTTTTTCAGCATTCATGTTGCTACTTTTTTTATTCTTTCCTGCTTTTTGCTTCTTTGGCATTTCTATTATATTCTAATATAGTTATTTCTTTAATCAATTATTATTTACAAAATAATGCATAAAAACATTGGTTAACAACTAGTTGCAGAGAAGGGTTCGCACTACGCGCGAACGAACAACCCTATATTAAACACATTTATATTTTGAAATATCCGTATTTCCGTTAGCTGATTGCACACCCATACAAGGAGCTTTAGGTGACACATCATTTTTAGGCCAACCATACTTGCGATATTCATCAGAATGAATAAGCCAATCAGGCGCCACTTTATAAGGTCAAAAACGGTAAGAAATATGCTATCATTGTCACATTTTAAATTCAAAGAAATTAATTTATTTATCACAGAACTACGGATCTAAAGTTCATGTATGTGAAGAACACTATACTACACAAGCATGTGGAGGATGTGGTTTATTAAATAAGATAGAAGGATCTAAAGTTTATAATTGTAGAGATTGTAAATTTAAAATTGATAGAGATTATAACGGAGCAAGAAATATATACATGAAGAATATGAAATAAATCAAATTTGTTATCTTAACAAATTCCGGTTAGATACGACCGGTTAGAATTTTCCATTTATTTGATTTATTGGGTAAATTGGAATTTTTGTATCTGTGTGCTTCGTTTCCACGTGAACAAATATAATTTACTTTGCGACCTTTTTCGAACGAAACGAGTTGGCAATTATTCTCTTTAAATTTTTGGATAACTTTTTCCTGTACTTCAGTAGGCATTTTAATATTTTATACAATATGTTTGTATAAAATCATTTTTGTTTTTAAATCTTGAAATAATAAACCAAGAGCACCACCAAAAATCCGGCGTTCATAGAACAGGAAAGCCGAGAGCACCGCCTGAAATTCTGATTATGTTATTATTCACAGCAGTCACGACGAATTCCCAGGTATTGACGAAGTCACCACCGCTGGCTTCAACAGGGGGGACAACGCCTTTAGTGTGAGGGAATAGAGTAAGACCACCGCGAGCAGTAGCAACAGCATCCTGAGAAGCCTCAGGGCTGATGCTGACGTTAGTGAGCTTTCCGTAGTTGGTGGATCCCATAGGGTCTAGACAGATAAAGTCGAGAGAGTAGGAGTACATGTGGTAACCAGTTTCCATGGGAATGACAGGAGCGTTGTACCAGGGATTGACTAGAGAGAAGTAATCTGATCCCATTTGAGAGAGACGGTTAGTGTTCTCGTAGACGATGGAGGTCTGTAAGATAGGATCAGTCATAGACAACGAGGTGAAGTTCATAGTTGAAGTGAAAGGCACTGGTTGACCAGCTGTGTAGTTAGACCATTGACAACGGACAGTACTATTACGAGCAGCAAAGAAGAACACCTTGATAGCATGAGAGAAACGAATATCGTAGCTAGGAGTGGGGTTAGTAGCAGGTGCAAAAGTCTGACGAGGAGCACTCTGAACTTGTTCTATGAGCACGTCGCGGGGAGCACAAGCCATACGCTTACGTTCATCGTTGGAAACGATTGCATAGTTGGCCCAAACCTGAACGTTGGTAACACTGGGAGTTCCAGCAACATCAGAGTCGGTGGCGCAACGAGAGTAGCATCCAGCTGGACCAGCTGGACCACCAGCAGGATCGCTAGTCAAACCAGATCCAACACCACTAAGATCGTCGACAATCAACAGATCTCGCCAATCGCGGAATGAAAAGTTAATTCTCATATCATTGTAGGGGAGTGCGGCAGTAGGAAGAGCAACACCACTATCACGAGTGTAGAAAAGAGGAAGAGGGAGATTAAGAGTGAACGCCGGGATAGTCTGACCGGCGGATGGAAGAGATCCGTGAGGATTAGTGAATTCAGGGAAGTTACCAATCATGTTGGTGTAACCAGTACGCTTTCCGGCAGGCACAGTGAATGCAGTCCAAAAATCGAGATGGTAGTTGTCAAAACGGGCAGCGACCAAGTCGTTAAATGTAATGCAGCACTCACGGATCAGGTTGTGCATAAAGTTACGAGTCCATCGGATACGAAGATTGGGATTAGCCAAGAAAGTAGCCGATGGAGTAATAACAGGAGTTGTAAGACGAAGCCAAGTTGATAAAAGATAATCACCAGCACGGGAAATGCTAACAGACCACTCTGTATCAAAATTGGGGTTACCGCTAGCGCGGGAAAGAACGACAGGGACCTGGGTAAACCAAGTCGACTTTCTCGTCTCACGGACGAAGTAAGCGATAGCATCAGGACCACCATACATATACTTTTCAAGTTCGTCGAAAGTCGCGAGATCAATAAATCCGGATGTTACGTTTGATGTACAAATAGAAGCCATTGTTTTTTATATTAGTCAAGATTAAAATTTTAGAAAAAAATTTTAATCTTGCTCTGAAAGATTTTTTGGATAAAAATCTTATTAATATATTTACACTCTATAAAACATTCTTTGTATGTTTTATAACCAAAAATTTCAACCATATCATCTATAATCATCCTTTTAACGTTAATATCAATTTCTCCAACTGCTCAAACGTAATCTTATCTCTTTCAAACATATCTAGATATTTATCATGTTTTTCTTTATTTATATGCATCTTTTCTATCTCTATTCTATCATCTCCCTCCTTTCCTTTAATATTCTCTATAGTACTATATATAGAAACTTTATTATATCTATCCATTTCTTCATATACAGATTTTAATTCTTCTGGTGTAGCGACAAAACACTTTTTTTTCTTACCATATTGTATACGTATATTCATACTATCTAATATTCTCTTAATCTTTTTCTCACCTTTTGACATATCATATCCACAATTATACGTAAAACATCTATCTAACCGTACTTTTTCAAAATCTTTATCTGATTCGTGCTGTTTTAATCTTGCAGATATATCAGATGCTACTCCAAACTTATAATACTTTCTATCTTCATCTTTAGAGTCAGCGTTTTCACAATCAACATTAATACTCTTATTCGGCTTAAATTCAAGAGTATACACTACATCTTTTCTCTCATATGGAAGTGTATCTAATCCAAACGTTCTTTCTTGATGTTCCAAACCACTCATTAAAACATCTCTATCTTGTTTGGAAACTTTTACCCGTTGATCACGAACCGCTTCTTCTAGATCCTCGTCACCAGCAATTACACGAGTTGTGATCTCAGCCTGTTCCTTACGAAGCATTTTTGCCTGTTCTCCTGGTAGCTGTGATAGTATCTGTAAAAGTTGATTAAATGGTGCAACTGGTGTTTCACGCTGACCTCTACCGTTAAATTTATATTTGATAATGTCACGTAAGTTGTTGGATTTTCCGACAACTTCATTAAATACATCTCTCGGATTGCAACCAACTTTGAACTTAACAATAGCATCATACACACTAAACATACCATTTGGTGTGATTCTGATATCATTGAAATATTCAGGAGTTAAATTCATAAGATTGAGTTTCTTAACAGGATTCTTTTCTTCTTGTATAGTTGTTACATGATGTCTATCATTTACTTCTTTTTTTCCGTTTAAAACCATAGTAGAAATTTCAGCCTGTTGACTATGGTGTATAATATCGTTCTTTTCTTCTATAGTTGGTATTGGTTGGGTAATTTCGTGATTTTGTGAGAGTATGTTGGAGTGGAATGATATAAAATCGTGTATGGTTTGTTGGATGAAGTGTTGGTGTGTGTTATGTTTTGTTTTTTTGTTGTAGTATTTTACTAGTAGATCTGCGATGTCTGGGTGACCGTGTGTGGTACGTAGACCTAGTTCGTCTGTTATGTTGTTTGTAGATAGGCAGTGAGATGGTTGTTTTAGAATGTATGTTTTATATGCGATAGTTTTTTTCCAAGAGCGGAGATCTTTGGAGTATATTGTAGCTATATCTGAAAGATCAATGAAGTTGTTTGAAGTGGCTCTAAGTTTGAAGTTATTAATGCGTGTAAAATATGAGTTGTATTTTTTGGATTGTTAGTTATAGAGGGTTGGAAGATGTGTGTTGATGTATGTACCAAAGTTGTTTAGTGATGGTATTTTTGTTCCGATCCAGTTTCCGAATGATATGAAAAGAGTTTTTGATATCCATGTACCGTTTATTTTATCGCTTATATAAGGTTTAAATGGGGAAGAATTTTTAATTAGGTTATTGGTTGTTATTTGACGTTTCCATTTGTCAACTGTGAGTTTGTGTGTGTTACATAAACTATTAATATTGACGTAGAATATATTATTGTGTGATGCGACGTATAAGATTATAGATTGTTTTTTATATTCTGTTGTAATAGGTCTATAAGACGAAATTAGATTATCAATCATACTTTATTTAAGTAATTAATACTTTAAATAAAGTATTAATTATTTTAATGAATACTTAAAAGTTAAACCCCAAACGAAATATAAAATTAAGAAACAATAATGTCGCAAGTAGATATTTTAAGTATAGATGCTAAAATAAAACAAGCATTTACAGAAGAGGTTTACAAACTTCCAAATTACCAAGAAAAACTTTCAGATCTACAAAGAACTTTACAAAAGGAAAAATTGTCCATAAGAGCATTAAGAAATCTGAAAACAAATATTTGTGAATTAGAGGAAAAAATAGATAATCTCCAATTAGGACAACAACTAAACTTTTATATCGCGGAATCTGCCCATAAAATTGAACGTTATAAAAAAATACTTTCAACACCTGTCAAATTAAGCTTCACTGGTAAAGCTTCACGCGACAGCCAAGAAAAAAAAGATGTTGTATCATCATATCTTAAAATAGCTCAGAAATATACAGATATGACTGCAGAAACTCAGAGGTCTCCTGTAAAACCACTACGAGTTGTATGTAATAACTGTTCTAACAAAAAACTATTCGACATAATTGATAATAGTATCTATATATGCATACCATGTGGAGCACAACAAGAAATACTTTTACATACATCATCCTACAAAGATATTGATCGTATTAATATATCTGCTAAATATACATACGATAGAAAAGTACATTTCCGTGATTGTATTAACCAATATCAAGGTAAACAAAACAGCACGATAGATACTAAAGTCTACAAAAATCTAATTGAACAATTTGAAAAACATCACCTTATTGTCGGTAATAAGAAAATACCTAAAGAAGAAAGATGTAAAAACATCACCAAAGAACACATCCATCTATTCCTCAAAGAACTCGAATATACCAAACACTATGAAAACGTCAATCTTATTCATTACCATCTTACTGGAAAGAAACCTGATGATATTTCTCATCTAGAAGATAGACTTTTGGACGATTTTGACCAATTGACTGATTTTTACGATAAGAAATTTAAAAATAAACCAGGTTTTGATCGTAAAAACTTTATCAATACCCAATATGTTCTCTATCAACTTTTAATGAGATATAGACATCCATGCAAAAAAGAAGATTTTACCATACTTAAAACAGTTGACAGAAAATCATTTCACGATGATATAGCTAAAATATGCTTTGAAGAACTAAACAAGCTGGTTCTAACAGGTGGATGCCTCAAGGTTATTTGTTACCTTAGAAGGATAAACAGTGTAAAACAAATTCTCTCAAAAAATAAAAAGTGATTTTATATTATTTTCCAGAAATTTATAAGATCACTAATATTTCCATAAACAAAGTATATTGGGCAAGTTGTTGAATAAAATACAAAAATACCCAAGAATATATGGAAACATTAAAGAAAATGAGAGATATATAACCACCTAGTCATTTTTTATGTACGTAAAATTTGGCAAGATGCCTTATAATGACGGGAAGTCCCTGATTGGTATTTTTAAAGGTTTGGCGACCTAAGTATATATTATGTTAACATACAAACAAGAGTATAATTGACTTTATTATAAAAATAAAACGAACTACCTTCTTCATTTGATTTAGATAGTATGAAAAATTGTTTTAACTGGATAAATCTCAGACCATACAAAAAGGAAAAAAACTTGAAAAAAAGCAATAGAATAAAAAAGAATATTCGCCAAAACTTTAATATAAAACCAAACTCTCCATTCGGGAGAGGAGCTTTGACTACGACCTATTTTTTCGAAAGAAAATGTAGTACCCGGGGTAATGACCTAGGGCATCGTAATAACGTCAAAGATTGGGTAATCCGCGGGTAAAATATCTAAATCCGTCATAGGACATGATATTCCCTCAACGACCGCACGGGCATCGGTTAACAATGATTGTCTAATAAACATGAGTTAGCTTAAGATACAGTCTACTCCTTTACGAAAGTAAAGGTATTCCACGGGGCGTGGAACCATATACCGTTGTTTTAACGTCAAAAAAAGTTTGGAATCACATTCCAAAATAAAATGTCAAACACTATTTTAAAATTGAATTTATATTTATTAAGAACAAATAAATATAAACATGAACAAAATTGAAAAACTAAAAGAATATGTTATAACAAAAAATTTAGGAGAATGTTTATCAACAGAATGGATTACTTGCCATACTAAATATAAATGGAAATGTCAAAACGGACATACATTTGAAAAATTATTTAATGCTATTAAAAAAGGAGAATGGTGTAAACAATGCACCAAAGTAAGTATATCTAAATGTATAGATTTTGCCTCCAAACATGGAGGAGAATTATTATCGACAGAATACGTAGATAATAAAACAAAATTAAAATGGAAATGTCGTAATAACCATGTATTAGAAAGAGCGTGGGTAGATATAACCAGAAGACGTAATTTTTGCCCACAATGTCCAAAAATTAAGGGAGAAAAATCAGAAAAAATTGCTCCCAAAAAGAAAAATCTAAGTATAGAAGATTGTCAACAAGAAGCAGAAAAAATTGGTGGAAAATGTTTAGAAACAACATACAAAAACAGAAGAACACTAATGCAATGGATATGCAAAAATAATCATACTTTTACATTGACATTAGGTGCTGTTAGAAATAACGGTAGATGGTGCAGAGAATGCAGTGTTGATAAAAAACGTCATGATATTTCAATTGCACATAATCTAGCAGAAAAATACGGAGGTACATGTTTATCTACAGAATATATAAATTTAGAGACACCAATGAAATGGCGATGTAAAGAAGGTCATGAATGGGAAGTTAATATGTCAAATATTAAAGGATCTGGGTCATGGTGTCGCATGTGTTATTTACGAACACGACGAGACAAAGCAATAAAACGTGTTTTTAACTGGGTAAGTATATTGGGAGGAATTGTATTAACAGATAAGGATAATATTCCTTATGATATTCGATCTGATCGTATTCCAGTTGATATAAAGTGCAATAAAGATCATATATTTACAAGAAGTTTATATGCACTTCAGACTGGTACATGGTGTCCGAAATGTACATATAAATCTGAATTGGCATGCCGCAATGTGTTTGAGAGTATTTATACTTACAAATTTCCAAAAAAACGCTTAAAATGTTTAGAATATTTGGAATTAGATGGATATTGTGAAGAATTAAGCATTGCTTTAGATTATGACGGGTTACATCACACAGAATATATACCACATTTCCATCGAAATGGAATCAATGATTTATTTGATATAATGAGTAGGGATCAGAAAAAAAATGAGCTATGTAAAAAAAATGGTATTACTTTGATAAGAATACCATATACATATACATATAATTATCCAGAAGAGTTGGAAAAGTTTATATATTCTGAGTTAGAAAGAAATGGATTTTAATTCAAACAAACCCAACATACTTTTCTTATGTAAATACCCACCTTTATAATCCGGGTGAAAGTATATTTCCAAAATAGGCTTGTATATCTTTTTTAATTTCTTACTCATCAAACATCCTCTAAACCATTTTTGTAATAAAAGTAATTTAGTTAGATTACTATTATAGTTGTTATTCATATTATATTTCAACCATGGACAATCAGAACAATCAAGTTCTGTAAGATTCACAAACTCATTAGGAATACTTTGTAGTAATGGACAATCAGAACAATCAAGTTTTATAAGATTAACTAATTCATTAGGAATACTTTGGAGTAATAAACAATTAGAACAATCAAGTTCTGTGAGATTCACAAACTCATTAGGGATACTTTCGAGTAATGGACAACTAAAACAATTAAGTTCTGTAAGATTCACAAATTCATTGGGGATACGTTTGAGTAATGGACAATTTGAACATTTAAGTTTTATAAGATTCACAAACTCATTAGGGATACTTTTGAGTAATGGACAAGTAAAACAATTAAGTTCTGTAAGATTTATAAACACGTTGGGGATACTTTTGAGTAATGGACAACTAAAACAATAAAGTACTGTAATATTCACAAACTCATTAGGGATACGGTTGAGTAATGGACAATTTGAACAATAAAGTTTTGTAAGATTCACAAACTCATTAGGGATACATTTGAGTAATGGACAACTAAAACAATAAAGTTCTGTAAGATTCACAAACACTTTGGGGATACGTTTGAGTAATGGACAATAAGAACAATAAAGTTCTGTAAGATTCACAAATTCATCGGGGATACGTTTGAGTAATGGACACTCAATACACCCAAGTTTTGTAAGATTCACCAACTCCTTGGGGATACGTTTGAGTAATGGACAATTTGAACAATAAAGTTCTTTAAGATTCACCAACTCCTTGGGGATACGTTTGAGTAATGGACAATTTGAACATTTAAGTTTTTTTATATGAATAAAATCATGTATATTCTTGGTTTTACAAATGAAACACATTTCATTAATAATAATAATAATATAAATTCATTATTATTATCACATTCCAAAATACAAATTAATATATATTATTCTACCATTTGTAGGATGTAAAATATCTGTTTAGTAGTAGCAGAAGTCATAATGTGTGTCAAAGTTAGTGGTATATCAGCGTGTTTATATAATAAACCTAAAAATGTCAAAATAATGCAATGCCATGAAGATCTATTATAGTACTTTAAAAAAAATAAATTGATATTTATATATTGTATCTTAAGCAAATAAGAAGATGTCGAACAATCATAATTCGAGAATAAGAGTTAATATTCACAATAACGAGTCTAAAAATGATTATAATCATTTTTCCAACTTGGTATTTACGGAACTATATACCCCTTGGCGTTATCAAAGAGTTAGAAACATTCAACATTCTAATGAAATTCATTATGCACTGGAAAATGTAAGTATGTTAAATGTGATGGAAGCATTTTTTGACGGTTTTATGGTAAATCAACAAATGGGACTATCAGAAAATGATATGATGGAAATTGCTATGAGGGATAGTCTTAATAACTATAAAACACAAGAAAAAAAACCAAATATCAAATTAGGTATAGATGGACGTATTGTAACACCGGATATTAAGGATGAAATTTGTTCTATATGTGTATCAAATTTTGAAGTCGGAGAAAATATTACAGAAACAAAATGCAAGCATTTTTTCCACACTAATTGCATAGCTGAATGGGTGCAATATAAACAAGAATGTCCTGTTTGTAGAAACTCTATATATACAGTTGATGAATCTAAGAAAGAGGAGAAAGAGAAAGAGGAAGAGGAAGAGGAAGAGGAAGAGGAAGAGGAAGAGGAAGAGGAAGAGGAAGAGGAAGAGGAAGATGAAGAGGAAGAGGAAGATATAAGTTAAGAATATTACATAATATTTTATAATTTATTAGTATAAAAAATAAGATTATGTTTGTTTTTTGTATTGTTGATAATAAGACATCATCATATTTTTTATATTTATTCCAATTTGAGAGTATTTTTTTGTGTCTAAGTTGGCGATACATACTCTGACGGCCCAAAAAGGTCCTGCAAATCCGACAGCAGGCAGTAAAACAGTGCTATATGTATGAGCAAGTAAAATTAGAAACTCGAAGGGGTTTTTATGTTCTTCTAAATATTTACAAAATGCATGATCATTTGTGAGAGATTTGGCTACTTTAATAAGATCTAGTACGATGTAATAGTTACTGTTTAAAACGCTTTCTTTTAATTCATACTTGATAGGTTTTAGAAGAAGATTAATGCGTGTTTTTAGTAGTGTTTTGATTTGTTTATTATAAACTCTGTCTGTATCTATGTAATCAAACATGGCAAAAAGAGTCATTAAAACTTGTTGAGGTGTAGATAAACCGGCTGTATGAGCTTCAGCAATTTGTCTGCTGTCCATTACAAGTCTTTCGATGAAAGGAATTTTTTGAGGTTCTGTTGATATCATTGAGTATCTTTTGTTAACAGAACTAGGAGCTTTTTTGAGTAGTATGTTATCTATGATATTATCATTATGTATGGCAATTGCACCTAATCTCCAACCAGTAACTCCAAAATACTTTGAAAAAGAATATACACCGATAGTATTTTGTGGTAGTTCATTTAATAAACTATTGAACTGATCAACAAATGGTGCGTATACATTATCAGCTAGTATAATAAGATTTGGGTTATTTTTACGTACAATAGATGCGATTTTTCTTATAGTTGATTTTGATAATGATAGAGCAGTTGGGTTAGTTGGGTTACATATAAACAATGCTTTTATTTTTTTTTCTCCTAGTTTAGCTAGTTCATTATCATCAATTTCCCAGTTATTTTCGGGGTTTGCTTTTATACAGATTTGAACAAGATTATAGTTTTGAAGGGCTGGTATTTCCAAATATGTAGAGAAAATTGGAGTAAATATACCTATTTGATCTCCCTCAACTACTAGGTTGTTGTATTTGAGAGAATTAAATACATAAATAATTGCTGCAGATGCTCCTTCTGTTGGGAAAATTTTAATTTGGTTTTTTAGGCTGTCATTATTGTATATTGTTTTGCTTAAAAATGCTGATAAAACTGGTTCAACATATGGTTGTATTCGAGGAGGGTTGGGGTAAATACATCCTAGTACTGATATTACCAGATCATAAGCTAGTTTATCTTCTGAAAATTTAGTGATTTCTTTCATTTTTTCGAAAGCAGCCAATAAAAATTTTCCTGTATGTGTTTTGATGTTCATTTTGATTAGTTTTTTTAATTCAGCACCGATTCCTTTTTCCTCAGGAATAAAACCGATATTATTTTCGGATTTATTGCTAATGAAAGTGGCTAAGATCTGTAATAATCCGAATGCGTATCTAGGGATAGTTGAAAAAAAATTTGGATTACCGCGTCCTGCATCTAATATTTTTTCTCCAGATTTGATATTTTTTTCTGCTATGCTTATTAATGTATTTTTAAATTCAAATGGAGAGAGATTACGATATTTATATCCGATATCTTCTTTATTTACTATTATTTTGTATTTAGAATTACAAGGTTCATTAAATATTTCTTCCATATTTATTTATTTATATACAATGTTTACTTTAAAAAATAAATAATTGTTTGATTATATATTTCTATATATAATAAATGACTGATTTAAAAAGTATTATAATTCCTTTTTTAATAGGAGGAACAGTCATTTCCGGGGTTAAATATGCAAGTTCATATATTGAAAATCCTGCAGTGGCTGCTATTATTGGCGGTATCCCAACTGGATTAATTTCGATGTATTTTGTGAGCGATGAAAAAACACTCAAATATGCTCACAATTACTTTTTTGTAACATTATCATTATTAACAGCGATTGCTGTATTCTATGTATTGCATACTTACACAGAAGTTAAGAAAGATATTGTACTTCTCATATCATTATGTTGTTGGGCAGTTTTTATTGCTATTAGATATATGGCAGCAGGAAAGGATAATTCGTAAATTTAACCTACAAAGATATACATCAGGTTAAGTTTTTATTTATTTCAGCAAAATGTGATCTTAGAAATTGTACAGATGAGAGTATACATGTAGGATCAAGAGACATTTTTAGTTGTGATAAATGTAATATAATAAGTTTCGGACATTCTTATGTATTATAACTATTTATCTTTTAACCGTAATTATTGCTTTGGTGTGACATATTGCTTTTATATATTACTTCATAATTTAATATTATGTTTAATAAATGTTCGAGTCTTTCACTAACTTTTGGAATAAACACGGTTTTGAGATAATACTAGTAGTATCTCTAGTTTTTATAGCTATATTTGCACTTTGTAGAATTGGTAAAAAAGGTACATGGTCTTCATCTTATCATTATGATCCAAGTCATGGTCAAGAAAACTTACAACAAAAACGAGGTCCTCGCAAAGAAAGCAGTGGGGAAAAGGAATGTCGACGAGTATTACAAAAAATATTTAATAAACCTTTCAAAACATGCAGACCGGATTTTTTACGGAATCCTGTTACAGGAGGTCGTTTTAATTTGGAACTAGATTGTTATGAAGAGTCGATGAAATTGGCTGCAGAATATAATGGCGTTCAGCATTATAAGTATACACCTTATTTCCATAAGAACAAAGAAGCATTCTATAACCAAATGTATAGGGACCAACTTAAACGCTATATGTGTCAACAAAATAGCGTAAATTTAATTGAGGTACCCAATACAGTGGAAGTTAATCAGATTGAAGGGTATTTAACTGATAAATTAAGAATGATAGGATATATAAAGTGATGTAATTATTCTAAACAAGAATAATTACTATAATGTGAAAGATATTTTGTGTTTCATGTTGCCATAAAAAATAATTTCAAATGTTCTGGTATAGGTATACCAATTGCTGAACCAGATATACCTCTTGAACATGATCCACAGCTTTGGCTTAGAGGATTGCATTGATCTCCGCAAAAACAACATTTTCCTACAAATTCTTTTTTGTGTTCATTATTATGTAATTGACTGTCATCCGAGTCAATTCCATAAACACATTCTTCGTCTTTTAATATTTCATCAGTGTCTTCCAAACATTTTAATATTAAATGTTTGATTTCTTCAGATGGGTATATTATTTCACATTCTGATAGAATGTCGTTGATACATTTTGTGATGGTATCCTTTATTTTTTGCGTTTGGTTCATTTTTATTATATGTGAAATAAATATATAAATTCAATTTTTTTTACTAAGTATGATGATACATGAAATAAGAGCTGATATAAATAAAATTCCGACTATTATAATTGAATAGTGAGGAGTATTTTTAAAAAAATTGGTAATATTTTTTTCGACAGATTTTTTTTCATCCATTGAAGATCTTAATCTTTGTAATAAAGGAATCGGGCCAATATTTAGATTAGTACCGAGAATATTCTCATCAGTTTGAAGAAAACATTGTTCTATTGTCATACCATTTACATCTGGTAAACATCTGTTATCAGAATTTCTAAACCGAAATATTGGCTGACCATTTCTATCTTTTTTCCATACTGGTAAAGGTTCATTGTTTGCGTCTAGTGTACGAGTCCAAGTTTGATTCTCTATGGTAAGGGGTGAAAGAGAATATTCTTCTGAATCAACTAGAACATAAATAGGGGATAGTTTGTTTTGCGACCATCCATCTGATATAGGACCTGGAGGATTTGGATCAAAACTAGGATAGCTATCACCGGATGGTGTATTATACAAGTAAAGAGACGCAGTTCCTGGAACTGGTTGCGTCCATGTCATAAAAGCAACTGCAGTTGGGTTTATATTAAATGGATCAAATGCATATGTTATTTTTTTTGTTGTATAAGGAGCATGTCCAATTTTATCAGCGTTAATAAGCTTAAGACCTGATGGGATAGGTCTTAACATTGGTGAAAACGCATAAAAGGTATGATATAGTGTCCATTGACCGTATTCAGGAGGAATTTTTACACACTCTAGTGTTTCTTGACCGTCGTTTGTTCTGATTCTATTTGGATAATTGATGATTCCACGATATGTTGAAGTAGTTGGATCAACATGATGAAATATACAAAACGGTGAAATTATAACAGATTTATTTATGACTTTGGGGAAAGAACTCATTTATATTATGTATAATATAAATGTTCTTATTATGTTTATGTTTTAATCTTTTTTCGCCTTATTTTTACGTCTCTTAGCTTTAACGAAACGTGGTAAGTTACTTTTTTGCAAAGAAGCGGGTATCCCTTTCTTTTTTTCTTCTTTTTTCTTAGATTTTTTATCATTTTCGGACTCTTCAGATTCGCTTGTGGACTTTCCATCAGATTCATCATCAGAGAAAGATTGTTGGGTATCTGTTAAATCTTCTTCATCAAGATCTTCGTGATCGATGTAGTCTTCGATTTGACCATAACCAAGAACATCAAAAACTTTAACCATTTTCTTCTCGTTCTTGTCTTTTTTACGAAGATTTAATTCTACCTTGTCAAGAATACCGTCGAATTTTCTATGAAACGCATGATGATTCAATTCAAGCTTGGTCAACTCTTTAGCAGTTTTTTCGCTAATAAAATGTTCCAAATCTAAATCAAATGTACTTAGATCATCGAGTATATACCAATCAACAGATTCAAGTTGTTCTTGAAGAAACCGCAAATTTTTCTCGTTACCTTCGTATTTAATACAATAGTACCAACTTTCGCACTCTTCACCGCTTGTTTCCATAAGAACTACATATTTATATTCTTCGCTTGTAGGTCCGGTATTGCCAGCAGATATTTCTGAAACGACACGCTCCCCATGTACGGTAGTATCCTTAGATACTTGATCAGTTTGATCAGTTTGATCAGTTTGATCAGTTGATGATTTTGATTTCTTTTGTTCTGACATTTTAAGATTAAACTATGTTCTTTTAAATAAATATATAATATTACCGCTACTTTAGTCAGCGGAGCCGACCCTAGTTCAGAGGAGCCGACCCTAGTTCGGAGGAGCCGACCCTAGTCAACCTACAAATATAAACATCAGATACAAAAATTCCAATTTACCTAGTTGCGGAACAGGGTTAGCTTTGCGAACAAGCAACCATAACCCGTGTGAGCTCCACCGGAAAGTACTCATCTTTAATTTTTATAAATAAAAAAATTTAACCTGGTGTATATCTTTGTAGGTTAATTTTTTTAACAGCAGCCTTTATTTATTCACCAACAAGATCGTCATTGTTATCATCACTTTCATCACAATCACCAACTTCCATATCAACATCATCAGTCTTTTTGGTATTTGGATGCTGATCAGTAAATCCTTTAGTAGAAACATTGCGAATAGAACAAATAAAATCAATATCAGTCAACATAAGTTTAACACGACCCGCGTGAATTGCTGCAGCATTAGCATCCTTGAGAATATCTACAACATACTGTTCGATATAATATTGTAAGATAATAAATACATCCTTAGAAATTTTCATACCAGGCTTGTATTTATTAACAACACTTCGAACAATTCTCTCAAAAGGAAACTTTGCAAAAGTTAAACAATTACTCATCTTCTGATATTTCTTGATCTCACGCAAAGCAACAGTTCCTGGTCTAAAACGATGAGGCTTTTTGATTCCATCTGTTGGATCAACAGTCTTACCCTTCTTCTTGCGAGGTTTCTTTGAAACAAGAGATGTGTGAATATAAGGAATAACTCCTCCACCGAGAAAAGAAATATCAAGTTTTTCAAAAAGATTTGATAATTCCTGATCTTCACCAATTGCAATATGGAGATCTCTAATAGTCACACGAATTCTTTTGTTATTAGCAGAAGACTTTGATGCTAAAATTAGAATCTCAGCCGCTAGATATTCTAAAACTGAAGCGAGAAAAACAGGAGCAGTACTAGTAACCATAACCTTAGAATATCCAAAATTGCGCAAAAACTTTTCGGCAATCGAAGGAGGCAAAATAATTCCAGCTTTACATTGACGGGAACTACCTTTAGAAGTTTCGGCACTAAACTTATCTACAGACTTAACACCCTCGCGAACAGAATTAGTTGCTAAATCACCTGAAAATAGAACTCTAACAGCATTAGATACTTCTTTATCAGAAATCGTCTTTTTCTTAGCAATCTCAGTTAAACGTGCTACAGTAAAAGAAATAGTACGGGCTATGATACATAATGCACTATTAAGTTGTTGTTTAGAGTTAGAAGTAATTCCGTTATTGGACGATACTTGTTTCAAAATTTTGGAAATATATGTTTCAAAGAACCTGGTTTTCTTCTTTTTGGCAGCAACAACCTTATCATTATTTTCAGTCTTAGAGACTGGTAAAATTAGAGTAACTTCGGTAACTTGAGGAACCGAAGTAACAGGAGTAACCGGAGTAACCGGAGTAACCGGAGTAACCGGAGTAACCGGAGTAACCGGAGTGGTACCTTCAGAAATATATTTAGTCTTAGTTTTTATAGCTTTTGACATTTTGTTTAATGAGCATCATTCAATCTTTAAATCTAATAATCTGATAATGAAAATTTTAAACAAAGTTTCCAACTGATATTTAAAAACAAAGTATCCAGTACTATAAAATGGAAGATAATATCTATGACATCACTAAACCATCTATCACTCGTTTAGCACGACGTGCCGGAGTAAAAAGTGTATCTGACGACTGTTTTAATTCTATTCGTTATATTATCGCCAATCGTCTTGACGAAATTATATCCACTGCGTTTATCGTTAATTCTGAACATCAAACAAAAACTCTAATGTCAGATGATATATACGATGCATTTTCTCTTACAGGATGTAATATTACACAATCTTCCGATCTTGGAACTACCACTTGCTCTAAATAAAAATATTTTAAAATTTATTTTAAACATATAAAGTTT